TCACCTCCTGAAGATGCGAGCCACCTTCTCGATGGTCCTTCCGCCGACGTATGTGGTGACGATGATACCGGCCCAATCAGCGACCGTGCCGGCGATGGGATCAGTCGTGCCCAGCCCCAGGACTTTGTCCCACACCATCACCTTCCAGAGAAAGATGATGATTGGCAGCGCGAGCAGCGGCCGGATGGCGGCTGTGTACCATCGACCCTGTTCGGCGATGATGATGGCCGAGGCCTGCTTGCGCGCCTCTATCTCTGCCTCGATCTCCTTCACAGCAAGATCGACAGCGAGTCGGTCTTGCGTGTTGGCGGCGGCCAGCTTCGCCTTGTAGGCATTGACTAGCCCACTGACGAGTGGACCGCCGAGAAAGCTTGCGAGCCATGACCACATCACTCGGCGTCCTTGTTCAAAGTGCGCCGGCGGGCGAGTTCGGTGACGAGCGCGAAGGCGATGATGTAGTAGGGCACGTGCCTCGGATCGAGTAGTGCCTGGATGCTGTCCTTGATGCCGGGCAGCTCAAACATGTCGGCTACCGTGCCGAGTGCGGCAATGACGAGCCCGCCGAGCCCCACCAGCCGCGCCCAGACGATCGTGGCCGAGCGCTTGAACCACGCTTTGATTTTTTCCCACATTGTTTCAGTTCCCCACGAACGTCTTGATCTTGGCGTGAAGCGCAGATGCCTTGTCATGAAGCGATCTGATCGCAGCTTGGCATTCGATGCCCAAGCGCGAAGTTTCGGCCAGGTAAGAATCGCGGCGATGTACCCAGCGACAAGAGCCCTGATGATCCAGAACATAGAGTCCTCCTATGCAGCGAGTGCCTTAACGGCACTGACGATGCTGCGGTGAACGTTGGCGTCGTCGTCGATGCGCACGTGCAATTGATCGCGACGCTCAATCGTCGTGCGCGCTTTCCAATGCGCCGCGTTTTCGCCCTCGGCCGGCACTACGATGCCGCGGCCGACGGGATCGACCTTCTGATACGGGTTGTAGACGCGCTTGACGTTGATCGGGACGCTAAGCGGCATTTGCGCGGCCGGGTCGATGGCGGCGAGATAGTCCACTTCGATGCCTTGCGTCGCGAGACGATCCGCAATCATGATGGCGGCGTTGCCGCCGAAGGAGTGACCGCTCAGGGCGATGAGGCGCCCAGACCTCTGCGCGGCGATGCAAGCTTGCGTGAGGTTTCCGACATATTCGAATCCGAAAATGCCGTGATCGTCAGTGGTCGCGCTGACGCCCCCGATCTTGTTCAGGAGGGTGGTCAGCTTCACCATTCCATTCGAGGGAAAGCGCGCGAGCCCGCGGATGTTGAAGGCGCGAACTTTTCTCATGACGCATGCCCTTTAATCGCCGGGACCGGCACCAGACCGGGGGTAGGGGCGTGCTGCTTTCGCTGTTGCAACCAATGGAAGGCGATCCAGCCGACTCCAGCGATCAGCACGAAGCCGCCGACAAGGGCGGCGATCATCCAAGGGTCATGACCGGATTGGTGCAGCGTGGTCGCACTAACGCCGCCAGCCGTGATGGGCGTCGCAGTCGTGACCTTTTGCAGGGTCTTGGGGAGAGGAACGATTCCCTTCGCCGCCGGGCCATCTAGGGGCGCCGGCTGCGGGCTTGGTGCAGCGGCAATCGCTCGGTGCTCGGCGAGCCGTAACGAGAACGACCTCACTTCGGCCACTCGTCGGCCCCAGCCGGCACCAAACACCGGCCAGGTCTTGAGGCTTTTCAGGAAGCGCAGGCGCTCGTCGTTGATTGCGACGATGATGGCTTTGGCATCGCGCTTGGCGACGGCGGCGAGAACCTGATCCGTGACCGTGCTGGTGTTGTCAGGAAGCCCAAGCACGCGGCGCAGCACCTTGCCGCTGCGGCCGATCCCTGAATTCACGCCATAGTCGAAGACCGAGTAGTCGACGCCAGCGGGAAGCTCATCGCAGCGCTGCGCGTCCCAGTATTTGATGCGGTAGATTGCCTTGGCCTGGTCGAGCTTCATAGCTCGCACGTCAGCCGCCGTGGCATTCGGCTTCACGTATTTGCGGTAATCCTGGATGGTGATGCCGAAGTTGGTGGGCCCGCCCGGGTCCGACGGATGGTTGGTGTAGCCACCCTCATGCACGAGCAGGCGGCGCAAGGCTTCGTCGTAGGTCGATTTCGCCATTGGATCGCTCCCAGAATCGAAACGGCCGCCCGAAAGGGCGGCCGTTGTTGCAGTTGCTGTTCGAGGTTGGTGGTTTTCAGGGGACGTAATGGCCCCAGAACTCGTTGGTGGTCGCGGCGATGTAGCCGTCGTTGGTCGTGAAATAGGTAAAGACCTCGATGGCATCTCCGGCGGACAGTTGCAGGAGCGAGTTGGCCTGGATCGATGTTTCCAGGGTGGCCATGTTGAAGATGCCATCCTCCGACTGCTCGAGCTTGGTGCCGTTCTTGTAGAAGGCGATGTACCAGGCGAGCGGATTGGCGGCATTGACCTTGAATTTGATGCTGCTGCCAAAGAGGTAGCAGCCGTCGATTGGCGCTACGAACCGGTTGTTGCTCGCATCGAACGCGTTCTGGTCATTAAAAAGGGCGTTGTTGAACTGGACCTTGGTCCAGGTGTTGGCGGCGATATAGTTGTCGAAGTTCGTGTATGCGGAAAACTTCGGCGCGAGCGGGAGCTTGAGCCGGCCGGTATTCCGGTCGATGACGAAGCCGGTGAAGTAGTTCGAGCCGTCTGGTGACACTTTGACGGTGAAGTCGTCGTCACCCAGGAGTCCGAACAGGGCCCGGGTGCTGAAGGCATCCTGGAAGATGAAGCCGGCGTCTTTTGCAGCCGCGCTCTTGTTCAGCGTCACGCGCAGATCGCCGGTGCCGGGCGTGACATCGTCATGACTGAGCAGCACCGCATTGGACTTCACCGCGAGCCGGTTGGTGTTGTCGGCCGCCGTGAGAATGCCGAGCTTGCTTAAGGTACCGCTGCCGGCGCCGGTGATCGTCAGGTAGCCACCCGCGGCGGCCAGGTCCGTCCAATTTGGTCCAGTCCAGACCGTCAGCGCCCCGGTTGCCTCATCGAAACAGAGCCAACCCTTCTTCGGGACGAGCTTGACCCATTGGCCGCTGGTGTAGAGGGCGATGTTGAGGTCCCAGGCCGCCCAGGCGCCCGTCGCGCCTGAGGCCACCTTGTAGCGATCGCCTTCTGAGGGCGAGGCCGGCGGCGCGGTGTGCGTCGAGTCGACCACCGACAGCATGACAATCGCATCTAGGATGACGATCGCCTGGTTGAGGGTGACGTGCTTCTGCGACTGGCTTGCCGCGATCAGCGGCAGCCCGAGATGCGGCGTGTCGGTCATGGTTTAAGAGACTGTCTTGATCGCGCCGGTGCCGCGCCCATAGGCGAGGCTCACCTGGTAGACGGCGAACTTCATCTGGGCCTGACTGGCGCCGAAATCAGCGACCTGCAGGGCCGCGGTGTAAAGGAAGGTCGGCTGGTTGACGCGGACCGTGCGCTTCACCGCGCCCGTTCCGATATCGATGATGTCGATCTCATAGAGCTCGACCTCTTCGCCGAGCGGCACGTCCGGTGCTTCCCAGTTGTCGCCGCCGATGCGCGTGCGGCGGATCCAGCTGAGTGTCCAATCGAAGGTGACTGGGTCGCGGATGCCGGCGAGATGAACGGGGCTGTAAGGACGCAGACCCACGCCATGGAAGCTGTACGTGACTGCCTGGTAGGTCGGATCATCGATCGTCTTGGTGGAGGGCCCCCATTTCCAGGTCCAGGGATTGTGCCGCTCGGTGACGGCGATGGTCGATTGAACGACGGTTGGATCGAGCATCACGAAGGGTGCACCGGCGGCGACCGGATCGCGCATCGTGTATTCGCTGCCAAGCTGGCCGCGGAGAAGCCGCGTGAGCTTGTATTGATCGGGCGCGATCAGCTCGGCACTCGCGAACTGGAGAATCTCCCATTCCCCGTCGGCGTTCCGAATCGCGCAGGTATTGCCGCCGGCGAGCACGAAGGCGTCCTCAAGCGAGGCGAGCCACTGGGTCGCGGGCAACTGCACAGTGAGACTATTTGCCATGTCCCAGGTCCACAAGGGGCCGGAATAGAAGTCGAACAGCGTCTTGCCGATCGTCGCGCGATTGATAATGAACTGGTCGCGCACGAAGCCGCTCGCCTCCGGCGAGCGAAAAACGTCGACCCGCGCCCAGGGCTCGGCATAGGCGGCAAGGTGCGGCACACCCGGGACCTCGCTCGCGGTGAGGACGGGCAGGTCCATGATGTGAAGGACGGCCGGCCCGGGCTCGGCCTCAGGCCGCGGCTGGCGGGAGGGCGCAGGTGAATCGGGTGCGCCGTAGGTGGCCTCATCGGTGCGAACGAGCTTCGCGGGCCGATTTCGCTCATAGCCCAGTTGCTCGATCCGCATCTCAAAGGTGCGGCCGTTGAGGTCGAGTGTGACGACATCGGTCGGCTCCAGGGCATAGGCCGAGGGCGGCAGCGTGAGGTCGGCGCGCTCGCGCATGACCCAGGTGTCGACGAGGAGCGCATCGGCGATGCCCTGCGCCTCGGAATAATCGATGGCAAGCGCAGGCGTGAGCTCGATGGTACGGCGGCTCGATCCCCTGAGACGGCGGGAATAGACATCGGCGGACTGGTAGTCGTTGTCAGGATCGAGAAAGCGCAGATGCGCGGTCTCGGGCAGGTCGGTCTCCTGCGCGCGCGTCAGGGTATAGAAGCGTTTGTCTTCGCTGCCGGTATCGACGAACTCGTCCAGACTTAAGCCTGCGACCGGCGCCGCGCCGCGCTGGACGAAACGGATCGCGTTGCCTGACTCGACCGCATCGAAAAAGTAGACCTGCATCAGGGGGCTGAGCGCATTGCGCGCGCTCATGATGCTGTCGATCGTAAATCCGCGCACCATGCCATTGATGCCGGAGGTGTCGATCGAGACGCCAAGACCTCCGCAGATCTCCTCCACGGTGTCGGCGAGCGTGACGAGCCCAAGCCGGCCGGAAAGCCAGTGGCCGCGCCGCCAATTGGCCGCATCGCGCCAGACCAGCGAGGAATTCGGATATTGCGGGTAGGGGCGGGCGTCCCAGGTCCAGGCAAACAGCGAGCCCGGATCGATCATCGGCCCGCCGTAGAGCGACGAGGTCGGGTTGTGGCCGGCCGCGGGATTCCAATGCGTGATGTGCGCTTCGAGGAAGGCGCGCTGGATCAGGTCGTCGCGCCGCCCTGTCGAGAAATACGGCAGGACGCTTTCCGAGGATTTCGGGTCATAGAAGACGTTGGGCTGGTTCGATCCCTTGTCGATCGCCGGACACCCGAACTCGGTGAACCAGATCGGTTTTGACTGCGGCACCCAGGCCGTCGGCGATGCGCTCTCGATGCCACCCGGGCGGTCGTAGTGCAGGTTCGCCCACCAGCTATGAAAATCCTTGAAGCGGAAGACCCACGGCTTGCCGTAGGCACCGTCCGCGACCTCCGTGCGCGTTTGCGTTTTGCGGTCATCGCTCGAAGCATAGAACCAGTCGAAGAGTTCGCCGCCTTCGATGTTACCTTGCAGGTAATCCTGGTCGTAGATCGAGGCAGCGCCCGCCTGCGCGTGGAGATGCAGGCGGCCCGAGCGCCAGTCGGATAGCGGCATGTAATTGTCGACGCCGACGAAATCGATGTTCGCGCTCGCCCACAGCGGATCGAGATGGAAGTAGAGGTCGTTCGAGCCGTCATCGGGCCGGAAGTTCGCGTACGCGCTCCAGTCCGCGGCATAGCCGACCTTGCAGCCCGGGCCGACGATTGTCTTCACATCGGCGGCAAGCGCGGCCAGGTGCGAGACCGCCGGAAAGGCGGAAGCGCCCGATCGCACGCGATTGAGCGCGACCATCTCGGAGCCGATCAGGAAGCCATCGACGCCGCCCGCCGCAAGCGCGAGCTCGGCACAATGCAAAATGAAGCGTCGATACGACCATTCATCCGGACCGCTATAGGGGATCGTATTGCCGTTCCACGCCCCGAAGTGGGCCGGCATGGCAGTGCCGAAGAAGGCATCGATCTGGGCTGCCGCCGCCGCAGTCTTGTCCACCGTGCCCGCATAGCCCGGCGCCGGCGCGCAGGTGATGCGACCGCGCCACGGAAAGGCCGGCTGCCCATCGGTTGCGGCGTTGTCGCTGTAGGGATTCGGCAGGCTGTTGCCCGCCGGGATGTCCATCATCACGAACGGATAGAGCACGACACGCAATCCGCGCGCCTTCAGCTCGGTGATGGCCTGCACCAAGGAACGGTCAGCAGGCGCGCCGCCGAGCAGGGCGCCGAAGCTGTCGGAGGAGACGACATCGGCGCTGCCGCGACCGATGCCGGACACCTGCCAGCTCCAGGGCGTCGTTTCCTTGCTTTCGCCGAACTCGACCTTCGGCTTGATCTGGCAGTTGCCGCAGCGAAGATCTGTGCCGTGCCAGGCGACAACCAGCGAGACGGCATTGACGTTCGGAGCGCTCGCCTGCAGCTGGTCGAGCGCCACCAAGAAATCCGCCTTGCCGTGACTGCCATGCCGGTTCTCGGCGATCGAGTGGCCAAATCCGTCCGAGCGATAGACCGTGTCGGTCGCGTAGATGAACTCTCCAAGTCCCGGAATGATGGTCACAGCTTTGAGAACATCTTCGAGCCGAACGCCGGTTGCGCTTGGCCGGCGGATGACCTCGACCGTGATCTGCGGGATGCGGTTGCCAAATTTTTCGAGCGGCATCTCCTCGAACACGAGACAGGCAAGCCCGCGGAAACCGGGGACGCGGCCCGAGCCCTCGACCGCCGCGATCTTGGGATCAGGCCCCTGCGTCTCGTCTCCCTTGTAGAGCCGGAAGGTGTATTGCGACATGTCGAGTGGCTTGCCGTCGGCCCAGACGCCGCCAATGCCGACGATCGGTCCTTCGCAGAGGCCCAGCGCGAACGACACGAAATACAGATAAGTCGTCGTCTTCGTCGTGACGGTCGAAGGTGCGCCGCCACCACCGCCTCCACCGCCTTTGCCGCCCCCGCCGCTGGAGGTCGTCTGCGTCTGCGTGGACACCTCGACCACTTCGCGAAAGTTCGTCGCCCAGATAATCTGCGGGCTGACCCGCATGCGGCCGATGACGCGCAGGATGGGCGCGCCTTCGCTCGACGAGGTGACAAAGAGATCGGTAAGCCGCGGGCCCTCCTGAATATTGTCGATGTTGGCGGGCGAAGGGGCAAACAGCTTGCGGTCGATGAAGCTCCCGGCAAAGGAGCCGACGAGCGCGCCGACCGGGCCGGCGACTGCATAGCCGGCAACCGTCAGAACCAGCGAAGCCATGGCTAATCCGCGATCGCTGGAAAGCGGAAGGCGTAGGCGATGCGCCGGCGCCAGGCGGCGGGGAGAGCGTCCTCAGCGACCGCGTGACCCTCATAGGCGTGGATGATGGCGTTCGGTCCCGAGGTGATCGCGGCATGCTTGGCGATCCCTCGGTCGCGCACGCGGATGAGGATCACGTCGCCCACTTCAAGCGGCACGCCGTCGCGGAAAGGCGCGGCATCGATCTCGATAAGATGCCGGCGCGCGGCATCGCGTAGGGTCTCTTCGCCGGTCTCCTCCGCCCAGTACGGCGAATAGGGCGTGATCGGCTCCTTTTCGGGACCGTAGAAGGTACGGTAGACGCCGCGGATCAGCCCGAGACAGTCGCAGCCCGCGCCCTTGAGCGAGGCCTGGTGCCGATAGGGCGTGCCGATCCAGGAGCGCGCCTCGGCGAGGATGACCGCGCGGCTGACGCTAGCCGATACGAGACTTGCCATCGTTGCGATCGCCGGTGTTGGGATAGGATACGACCGTGTCGTTGCCCGGAATGAAAGGAAAGCCACGGAAATTCGCGACGTTGCCAAACTTCGTGATGCAGGTATCGAGGCTCTTGTCGCAGCCGGCCGTGACGGTGAACTCATCGCCTGCGGCAATATCGAAGGCCATGGTTTCCCAGAGCTCGAACGAGACCTCGGCGCCGGTGTTGACGTGGGTCTTGACCTCGATCGCCGCGCCCTGATTGGCGCCGCTCGTCCACACGAGCCGGCCTCCGCCGAACCAGCCGTCAGCGAACGCATCGAGCCCACTGGCCGAGAAGATGTGATTTGAACTCACGCTGTCGACGGTGCCATTGCCGTTGTAGGTGGGTGCGTCCACGTTGACCGTGCAGCGGCTGTCGCCAAGATTGGCGTCGCAGGCGCGCTGATAGATGCGTCCGCGTTCCTGGTTGAGCGCATGCGAGAGTCCGCGCATTTCCGCGGTGAAGGCATTGAGCCCCCGCGAAATCTCCCCGACCGAGCCGGCAAAGACGATGTCGCGGTCGGCCACATTGGTCCAGTCGACGAGATAGAGCGTGAGTGCTGCATTGTCGTAGAGACCTGCGGCGAGATCGGCTTCGTTCAGATGGTCGCTCTGCAGCGCCCCTGCGATGTCCGTGGTGTCGACATTCAAGGACAGCGTTTGAGTCACGGCTGAAGCGGTCATGCCGGCGAGCGCTTCGTAGGCCACGCCGTCGAACGTCAGGTTCTCGTCGTGGTCAGTGAAGCCAAGCTTGACGCCATCGGTCCGTACCAAGAGCCAGCAATGGCAGAACGTAGTCAGCCCGCTCGCGAGCTTCTCCTGCATGGACGCGGTCAGATCGCGCATCGCTCACTCCCGGACCTCAACGAGGTCGATCTGGGAGACGACCTGCTGGTCGAAGGCGTTGGCCTGGACCGGCAGGTGGTCAGTATCGAACCTGACCGGCACATCGAACTCGAAGCTGGCGGTGGGAGCCGCGGACGGCGGGGAAGCGAACGTCACGCGTCCGGTCAAATGATCGATGCCGGACGGGATCATCGGCACGCCGCCGATCTTGAGCACGACCGTGCCGGCGACCGGCTTGGTGATGCTGCGCACGTGCTCGAAGCCACCGATCGCATAGCGCTTCACCAACTGCCAGACAGTGGACGTCACCTCGACCATCAGCTGGTCGGTCGCCGAAAAATCGTTCCAGTCCTTGAAACGGAACGAATAGGCGCGGCCCTTCACGACATGAAAGAACGCGATCACGTCGAGCATCTGCTCGCGTGTTCTGACGCCGGTCGAGATGTTCCACTTGCCGCGCGCGTTCGCCCAAAGAATGTTGCGCTCCTCTCTGCCCGTGGCGAGCGACACGACATTGGTCGAGAATGACGGCCCGCCGGTTGCGCCACGCGCGACGAACGGCGGGAACGCGATGTCGAGGAATGGCTGAGGCACGGGTGCTCAAATCAAGCTTGAAATTTCGATAAACTGACTGCCGGCGGAAAAGGTGGTAATGTAGGTAAGGTTTGGTTTTCGCGCTCAGTTGATGGAGCTCAGGGTCCATGCTTGGCTGGTTTCAACGTCGAGCCGAATTCCGCGAGCGGTTGCACGAAAGGCAGACGAGTTTATGGCGCGACATGGCGAGTGTGCCTACGACGTCGCGCGCGACTATCGCCTCCAGGCACTCGACTCTGGTCAGTGCGAGGAGCATCGGTTCTGGAGCGAGGTCTTCAAAGTCATTGCTGATCGAACCGGACGTGAGGTAGGGCCCCACACTGCTACGCGCTATCTTGAATCGCCTCCACGCGAATTCGACAACAAGGTCTATGCGGAAGAATCGAGGACAGATTCAGCGCACGGGGACGTTGCCGAGCCGCAGTCCGTTGACGAGGCAACATCGTGGTCCGCGCCTCGGCTCGACGGATTGATCCAACTCACATTCCCCGCGTGCCCATGCGCACGGCGCGCGCGAGGTCGGCCGCGATCTGGGTGCGGCTCGCCTGGAAGGCGGCCGGGCTTGGCGTTTGGATCACCACGTTGACGACCGGCTGGGCGGTTGAGGCGCGCTCTGCATAGCGACGCGTTTCCTCGCGCGAGAGCACGCGTTCGCCGCGCTGGAGGATCGCGGGGACCTCGTCGGGGCTCAGGAAAGCACCTTCATGCAAGCGCGGCGCCGTCCGGAACAGGTCGCTCGGGACGAGGCGAGTCGGTGCCGGATCCCCAGTGATCGCGCCAGCGTGATAGATCGGCGAGCCGAACAGGCGCGTCGCAGACGCGACCGGGCCAGGCCCTGCGCCGCCAGAAAGGCCTCCGAGCATATTGCCGAGAAGGCCGCCGACTGTACCGAGTGTTGGTAGGTTGCTTCCGAACAGCGCATTCTTGAATGGATTCAGGAGCGCAAGCTTCAGGATTTCCTTGTTAATGTCGGCAAGCGCCGCGCGCCCGGCATCCGCCCAGGACTTCCAGTCGGTCTTACCCTGTTCGATGAGTGTCGAGAAATGGTTGAAGGTGGTGTCGGTTACGCCTTGCAGCACCTGCATCGCGGCTTGCGAGCGTGCAAGTTCCTGGTTCAGCCGCTCGATGAAAGCCGCATTGGCAAGGATCGCCTGACCCTCGGCGCTAGCAAGATCGATCCCCTTTTGGCGGAGCTGCTGCTCCACCTGCAATTGCGCAATGATGATCGCGCGCTGAGAGTCGCCGCGCGTGACCAGGTCGATCTGCCGCCCGAGAAGCGCGATCTGGTCCCTCTGGTTTTCCAGCGTCTGCAGGGCGGATGAACGGGCCTGCTCGCCATGCAGCCGCGCATAGGCGCCGCGCAGCTGATCGATGATGCGTGCAAGCGTGACCTTGGCGTCGCCCTCGGCGAGCGACTGCGCAACCAGGAGAGGGCGCAGCGTCTGTTCGACTTGCAATTGGCGCTGCGCCTGCTCGGTAGACAGACGACCGGTCAGCACAGCGTCATTAAGCCGCCGCTGCGCATCCGCTTCGGCGCCAAGATCGTAGACTGATTTCGCGGATTGCGCGGCTTGTTCAGCGATCTGCTCGCGCAGGAGCTCGCGCGCCCGTGTCTCGACATTGACTCCGTTCTGAACGGCTTCGGTCAGCGCCTTGCGCCGTACCTCAGCGGATTGTGCGGCCGCACCCCCTTTCAGCCAGGCGTCGGCGAGTGCGAGCGTCGCTTTGGTGTTGGTCTCGGCAAGGCGTGACTGATCGATCAGAGCTTGTGTCGCCTCGGCACGCGCCTTGGTGCCGGCGCGGACCGCATCGGCCTCCGCGAGCGTCACCGGGATGGCTTGGCCTGATAAATCAACCCTCCGCCGCCCTTCGGCGATGGCCGCCTTTTGCGCCGGTGTCTTGGCCTGCAGCGCCTTGATCTCGAGTTCGTCCAGGCGGCGGGCCTTCTCCGCGGGGTCGAGCCACGTCGTGATCGCGCGGGTGACCCCGTCATAGGCGGCTTCGACCTGCTTCAGGTCGGCGATCTTCTGTCGGACAAGCGGATCATCCAGCGCCGCGCGAAGCTGCGCTTGGCGCGCTTTGAGGACCTGCAATTCTTCGAAGCCCGGTGTGAGGTCGCGCGCGATATTGCCGGCGCGGACCGAGGCTTCGTTGGCTTTGGCCTCTTTAGCGCGAACCGCAATACTATCGAGCTTGGCTTCGATCTTGGCGATCTCGGCTTCGACCTCCGCGAGCAACCTCGTATTGACGTTGCGGGCCTGCGCCGCGAAACGCGTAGGCGGGTTCTCGATCAGCGCCTGTAAGCGGGCGCGCTCCTGCTGCAAGTGCTTCAGGCGTTCGTCGATCGGCCCACCGTCCACCGCGCGCGAGATAGCACGCCCGAGCGCGTCATACGCGTTCGAGGCCATGCGCGCGACAAAATCCCAGGCGCGGCCGACCGCGTGGGTTGCATCTGCGGCATTCACCAGGCTGCCCTTGAGCGCCTCGAGCATCACGCGTTGGGCGCTCGTCCGGTCATTCTGGTCGGTCAGCGTGCGGATATAGACCTTGGTGCGGTCATCCAGGAAGTTGAGCTTGTCGCTGAGCGCATCGGCTCCTCTCACTGGATCGGCGAAAGCGCCAGCAAGCTCCTTGGTCGCAGCCGCGATGTCCCCGCCTGTGGTGACGGCATAATTCTTGACGACCTTGATCAGGCCATCGAAGTTCGAGACAGCGATCTTGCCGGTTCGCAGGAATGCGACTTCCATTTCGCGCGCTGCAGCGACCGAGACGTTGCCGGCGGCGGCCGACTGCTCGGCGATCCGTTCAATCTGCCCAACGGCTGCACCTGCCGTCCTTCCGATTCCGCCGAGCGCGACTTCCAGGTCCTTCTGCGCTTCGATGTAGCGGAGGTAGGAGTGGCCGAGCGATGCGCCGATCGCGACAATGCTGCCGATGAGCGCGGTGGCCGGCGTCACCAGGCTGCTGATACCTTGCCACACGCCGCGCAGGACGCCAGTGACACCGGCGCCCGGACCGAAGATCTGCGCGATTTGCGAGCCCTGCTGCATCAGCACCATCAACGGCCGCTGTCCGCCGGCAAGCGAGACCACGACGTCATTGAGCTGGTAGCTGAGATTGACCAACTGGCTAGACGTGAGCTTCCCCGTGGCGCCTACAGCCCCGAGCGCACGCGCGGTGGCATTGAACCTGCTCTGCGCCAGCGCATGCGCGGCGGCCTGTTCCGCCGCGGTGATGGCGCCTGCTTTGAACAGGGAGTTGGCTTCCGCAATCTCGACATTCAGCTTCTGCTGCGCGGTGCCGACGGGATCGATCTGCGCCCGCAACGCTGCTGTGCGTGCCGCGAGATCCTCGGCGGCTCTCGCGGTCTCTTCGAAGACAGCAGCCGAGTCGCGGGCGGACTTTGCCGGTGTCGCGCCGACACCAAGCACCGCGTTGAAGCCGCGTTGCGCCTGTTCGGCTGCCGCCGCTTGCCTGGCAGCCTGTGCCAAACGCTGCAGCCGTTGCGTCTCCCTGTCGGCCGCGGCACCCGCCGCATCCATCGAGCCGGCGACACCGCGGAACGCGTCTTGTCCCGCCTTGCCGACCTCGTCGAAGGCGCGCTTGACCTCGGCCTTGCCCTCGACGCCGAGCCGTATCGAGACTTGTGTCGTGCTCATTCAATATCTCGGGCGTACGCGCGAACGATAATGGGTTCGATCTCAGGAAGGAGTTCGATCAGCAGCGTGTTGAGCGCGCCCATGGCGTCGGCGAGCAGTAGCACCGCCCCGAAATCGAGCGCGTAGACACAGCCCTTAACGGCGCGCACCTGACCGGCCGCGCGCTTGAGCACGGCCCAGGCGGCGATACCGTCCGGAGTCTGTAGGGCGTGTTCGAGGTACGGGCAGGTGGCGCAAGAGTTCGGGCACGCCGCGCAATAGCCTTCGCCCCCGCCGAAGTGCCACTCGGCGAGAGCGATCAGCCGTTTTTTTCGGCGTCCTGGATCAGGGCAGGGCCGACGTAGAGACGGTCGATTGCATCGAACAGCGACCAGACTTCTAGCGCGGCATCGATCGTCTCCTTGGTCGGCTCGACCGCGTTGCCCTCGGCATCCCCGATCCCTTCCCATGCGGCGATGCCGGAATGGGCAAGCGAGCGGGTGAAGGCGACGCCGGCCTCCACCATGGCGTCCTCGCCGCCCGCGCGCAGCACGTCAGCGGCTGCTGTGCGCGCCATCAGGATCGCGGCGACGGTGATCGGCCGGAACTGCACGCGGACACCGGGAAGCATGTCGAGCCAGAACGGCGCACGATCGAACGCAAGCTTGAGCATCGGAACCTCTCGGGAAGGGAAGAATATCAGTAGGTCGACACGTCGTTTTCGAGCGCGACAGTCAGGGTCTTCTGCAGCGCAGGGTCTTCCGCCGCCTGGAACGCGAATGCGGCCTGGATGCCGCCGGGACCTGTAATCGGTTGCTTGGGCTTGGGCAGGTAGACCTCGTGCACGGTGAAGAGGAGCGACTTGTCGGCGTTGATCGCCCATCCAAAAGACAGCTCGCACGCAGTGCCGGCGACCGCCTGGTCGAGCAGCACGGTATCGGCGAAGCGGATGTTCACGGTACCCGACACGCCGACCATGGCGGGATCCGCGTCCTCGATGCGTCCGTCCGGCCGGATGACCTCGACCTTGTCGAGGTTGTTCGAATACATGAGTTCGGCCGAGACGATCTGCCCGAGCGCAGTGCCATTGCGCTTGATCTCGCCCAGACCTTGAGAGAACCGCTCGATCACCGCCTCGGTCGGGCTTCCGGCGCTGGACGAACCGGTCTTGGTCTCGCCTTGCGCGATCAGGCTCATGGTGGCGTTGAGGAGACCCGAGCGCTGCAGCTGAATGCGCATCGAGTTGGCGCGCACGCCGAAGTTCATCCCGTAACTTGGGACTTCCGGCATGCCGACCTCGATCGACATCGACGGCAGCGTGAGCGCGCCGGAGACGAATGTGTGGGTGAAGACACCAGAATTGTCGACCGAGGTGGGCGCACCGAGGAGGAGCTTCAGCCAATAGCCGAAGTTGCGCAGGTCGACCGGGACGACCACCTCGCCCTCGTTGTTGACCACATCCCGGCTCGGCGGCAGCGGCTCCCGTCCGTAGCCGAGGAGGTCGCTTGCGATCAAGTTCTGTTCGTCACCGAGCGCCGAGGAGACGAAGGGGAGCTTCTTGTAACCGGCCGCGGGTGGCGTGCCGTAAGTCGTCTCGAATGCGGCAGCCATGACGGCGTTGGCGCCGCGCGCGCGTGCCATGGGACTCTCCTTGAGCTCGTGATGGAGTTCAGTTCAGCGGGTCGGTCGTGCCGTAGACCGCGATGATCGCGGCGTCGGCCCAGCGACCGGCGCGAGCGCCCGCGGTCTCGACATCGTCGGTCGACGGCGCTTCCGCCTCGAGGAAGTCGCAGAGGCCGCCAAGGGTCCGGTCGGCGGCGACGGCGGCTCCAATTGCACCCAGCATCTCGTCGAGCATTTGCTCGCGCGGCTGCGAGGAGGTCTCGTAAGCCGCGACCTCGATCGGCATGCGATGCGTGTAGATGTAGGTAAGCGGCGAGAGCATCACCTCGGGATCGCCCGGCTCGCCGTCACGCACGATGACAAGGCCGCCAGGAGGGATGCGCTCGGCCTTCGCGAGGTTGCGTTTGACGTCCGCGTTTGGCAGCGCAGCCGCGACCAGAGCCTTGACCGCATCGAGCACCTGCTCGCGCTTGCTCGTCATCGCAGACTCGCGACGAGCAACGAAACGATAAACGCGAACGAGAAGAATGTCATCAGGACCGCAGCGCGTTCGTGCTTCACAGTCATCTCCAATGGCTCGCGATCACGCTTGGCACGCGGTCGGCCCAGCGTTGTGCGATCGCCGCGATATCGAGTCGCTTCTGTAATGTGACCTGCGGGACCAGGACGAAGACCACGACGGTCGCGCGGCCCTTCAACCGCGTGAACCGCGCCCCCGCCCGCGTGCGGCCGATGTTCGGCCTTGCCAAACCTTTCTTGCTCAGCTGGGCATTGTCGGCGACGAGCAGCGATGGCTGTCCGCGCCGATAGACGAAGCGCAACCGCATGCCGGTGCGCCGCTCCCAGCCGCCGGGTGTGATTCGCTTCATGGCGCCTGTTGCGCTCATACCCTTGACGCCGGCCGCGGCCGTCGGAATCGCGAGGAAGACACCGCGGTTCGATCTGATCGTCACACCGCGATCGAAGGCATCGACGATGTTCGGCGCCTTCGACCAGACGAATGACGCGGCTTCCAGGCTGATGCCGCCTTCCGGGTAGGTCTTGCCGCGCCAGGTGTTGGCGAGGCGCTGGCCCAGGCCCGCGTCCACTATGTCGGCGCGCAGCTCGGTCTTGAGCCCCTCCGTCAACTCGCGCATGGCGCCGGTGACCGAGCGCGCCGCATCGCCGTCGGCCTCGCTGAGCCCCTTGGCGATGTCGTCGGTCTTGAGCGTGAAGCGCATGATTACGCCGGAGGCGCTGCCTCGCAGGTCCACACCAGCCGCCCGCTGTCGATGATCGGGGCGGCGATGATCTCGAAAAGCTCGCCATCGATCTCGACCGTGTCGCCGCTCGCAGGTTCAGCGACCTCCGAGCGGCGCACGTCGACCAGCAGGGTCGGAAGCAGCGCACGGCTGTCGCCGAAGCCAACCACCTGGTCCGGACGTCGCGTGACGACCCGGACCGCAGTCCCGGCGCCCGCGCCGCCCGCGCGCCAGATGGCATTCGTTGCGATGTTTGGGTCCGCGAACAGCGCATCGAATGCTACAGTGAAAATCGTCATTACCACACGTGAATTCGTTCGTCATATGAACGAGTGACGTGCGTTCATGAGTAGACCGGGCGCATCACAAAAACTGCGCGTTTCCGAGGTGTTCAGTGTGCAACGACTACGGCAATCGGGTCCCTTACAGCGCCTATGTTGAGGCGTTCAGCCAAATCCGAATACCGCTGAAATTTCCGGCCGCGGCTCCCAATCTGGAACCGCGCGACGATATCTGGCCAACCGAGCAGGCGCCGGTCATCCGGCGACGCGATGACGGTGTCGAGCTCGTGCAGCTGCGCTGGGGATTCGCGGCGGGGCGCCCGAAGGCCCCGCCCGTCATCAACTTTCGCTCGGAAGGGCGCCGGTTCGCGAATGGCCGCTGTCTCGTGCCGGCGTCGCACTTCTTCGAGTTCACCGGCAAGAAGTCCCCCAAGTCGAAATGGAAATTCACAAAGGCCGGGGAAGATTGGTTCTGCTTTGCCGGTCTGTGGCGGCCGGCGCGCGGCGACGTGCCGGAAGCGTTCACGCTGCTAACGACCGAACCCGGCCCCGACGTTGCGCCCATCCATGACCGGCAAATGGTCGTTCTGGAGCGGAGCGATTGGGCCGCTTGGCTCGATCTAACGCGACCAGAAGCGGAATTGCTTCGACCGTTGCCGGCTGGAAGTCTAAATGTGGAACAAGTGCGCTAGTTGCTTGTGTGAATTTTCACCGCGAGCTGAGGCCGCTTGTTGACCGGGAGCGGCGAGGCTTCCGTCTTCACGTCGATCGCGCTGCCGTCCTGCCGCGCGATCTGGCGGGCATAGATCGGCAGGCCCATCGTGTTGACGGTCTCGATCAGGTTAGCCGAGGCGCCATAGGTCACGAAGGTGTCCATGGTGCCGAGCGGGAACGCGATGCCTTCGTTCGCCGGGATCAGCGTCTCCGTCGCGCCGGTCGAGAGCGTGACCGTGGCGTTGTACTCCTCGAACACGATGCCCGAGAAGGGGAAGCGACGGCGCGTGTCCTCGCGCAGCGGCTGCGCGCCGGTCGAGGAGAAGTACTTGTAGGCCTCCTCGACTTTCGAGTGACCGATCAGCTTGTCGAAGAAGCCGGGGCTGACCAATGCCAGCACGCCGTTCATGGTCTCGCCCTTGAGCTCGGTCTCCACATCGCGCAGCACTTCGCGGCACTTGGCCTGGACGTTCGTGCCGGCCGTGCCGAGCACGAAGTCGACCGACTGCTGCGCGAGGCCGAACTCGGCGAAGTAGTCATAGAGTTGAATGCCGGCGCCATCCTTGACCACGCCGCGCAGCGCATTGACCTCCATGTATTCGCGCGTCTGCGCGTGCTTGGCGCGCATCCGGGTGAGCTTGCGCTCCATCACGGTGGCGAGCGGGTCGGCCGCGTCCGCCACGCCGAAGCCGCGCACGCCCTGGATGTCCTGCGGCGTGATCACGTCGTCGTGCGGAATCCATGGCACCGTGAACGAGCGCATGGACCGGGTATCGCGGTTGGCGACGGTGGCCGGCCCGCCGAGTGGCACGGTGGGCAGCAGGTTAAGCACGCCCTCGGCCTGCTCGATGATGACGCTGCGCTGGGTGATGCCCTCGAAGCGGAACAGTCCGAGCTCGCCGAGACGGGTGTAGACGTTGGGCAGGATGTTGATGGCTTGGGTCATCTCGGCGAGCGTGTAGCCGCCCGCGTCGAAGGGATTGATCATCGGGGCCATAGAGTCGGTTCTCCTAAAAGAGACCGGGCCCCGATGGAGGTCCATCGAGGCCCGGTCAGGCGGGGAGGTTCAGGGAAGGTCAGGCGGTGTCGCGGGCGACGATGCCGGCCGCGGCGAGTTGCGCGTGCTTGGCGGTCTTCTCGGCGGCTTGGTCGACGGATGCGTCGAATACGAGGGCTGCCTTCGAGACGATCGCCGGCCCTCGCGCGACCACGAGGGCGGTCTTGTCGGCGGTGGTAGCGTCGACCGCCTCGATGAGGACGGCGTTTGCCGTCTCGGCGCCCTCGTCGCCGGCGACCTGGGCGGCCGGAGAGAGGCGGTACTTGCCGGAGGCGGTGACCTTCCCGAGCACCGAGCCGAGCGCGTAGTCCGTGCCGGCTTTGAGCGTCACGGTCTCGCGGCTGTAGTTGCCGTTGAGCTCGTATTTGAGCAAGTCGCCGAGCGTCGGCGCCATGGTCAGTGTAGGCATGTCAGGTGCTCCTCAGTTTCCATGATCAGGCGCGCGCCGCTGCCGCGCGCTCTCTGGCACGCCGCACGATCGGGCTGTCGCCCGCAACCGGGGTGGACGGGGCGGCCGCAATCACGGTCGTGGCATCGGCCCGCGCGGCCAGCGTGTCGAGCACGGAGCGGCGCAGCGCGTCGGGCGCGATGCCCTTCTTCAGCGCGTCGGCGGCATCGACCGTGACGCCGAGCCGTGCGGCCTGGCTTACGACCGAGGCCACTTCGGCGAACTCCGCCCGAAGCTTCTCGGCGATCCCTGCCTCGGCTGCCGTCTCGGGGCCCGGCACATGTGAAGTCGCGGGCGCAGCGTTGGTTGGGGCTTGCTCAGGAGCGACTGCTTGCTGCCGCTCGTCCGGTTGATCCTGCGTGTGTTCAGTCTCGTTGGTCGCCATGGATAGGCTCCTCTTAAATGTCGGGTTGACAGGCGTGCGCACCGGCGCGGCGCGATCGAGTTCGGCGGCCATCTCGGCGATGGCGAGGTCGAGCGTGCCGAGCCGGTCGGCGAGACCGGCGCGGACTGCGAGCGTGCCGCGGTAGATCGCAGCGTCCGTCCCGCGCACCGCGTCCGGGCTCAGGCCTCGGTTCGCGGCTACAAGAGCGCAGAATTCAGCGTAGAGGCGGTCGACGTCGGCCTGGATCGTGGCGCGCGCGCGTTCGGAGAGCGGCTCGTGCGCATTGCCGTCGACCTTGCGGTCGCCGGCAAACACGAAGGTCCAGGCGAGACCGGCCCTAGCGTCCGCCCCGCTCTCGTCGACGTGCACCGCGACCACGCCGATCGACCCGACCTCGCCCGTGCGCGTGACGTAGAGCCGGTCGGCTGCGCTCGCTATCGCGTAGGCGGCCGATAACGCACTCTCGTTCGCGACGGCCCAGAGCGGCTTTGCGCTCGCGCTTCGAATTGCCTGGATCTGTTCGACGAGATCGAACAGGCCGCCGACTTCCCCGCCGGGGGAGTCGACGTCGAGGATAACGCCGCGCACGCTCGGATCGTCCATCGCTGCGACGATGGCGTCTGCGATATCGCCGTAGGCCTGCAGCCCGCTCGCGGCATCGAGGTAGCCGGAGCGGCTCACCAGCGTGCCGGTCACGGACACGACGGCGATTTTCTCCACGGTGACCGAGGTGAGCGGGGGCGGATCGGTTTCCGGATCGGGCGGCTCCAGGGTGCCGCCGGCGAGCCGCGGCGCCAGCACCCCGAGGATCACCTCGAGCTTCGCGCGCGCGATCAACAGCGGTGTGCCGAACACGCGAGCGGCCAGATGCGGAAGATCAGGCATTCATGTTGTCCTGTTCATCGGCTGAGGCACTGGCGGGCGCATCGGCCGCCGGAGCCGAAGTCGCGGCCGGCCGGAAGCTCAGCCCGAGCGACTTCTCGCGCGCCTGATCGCTTGCGATCTCGGCGTCCACCTGCTCGGCGTCGTAGCCGCGCTCGGCTAGCGCCTGCGTGCGGCTCTTCAGGCCCGCATCGATCTGCTCGATCTCGGCGCGCGCGTCCTTGAGCGGATCGACCCAGTCCCACTTTGGAGGCAGCCAACCGCAGGCCAGATACTCGCGCCGGCGATCGTCATACCCCGGCAGGTCGAGCGCGCCGGCAAGCACCGCGGTGTCCATCCAGCGCGCCCACACCTGGCGGCAGAGCTGCCAGACCACGACGGCGTGCTGGTAGGCTTCGATCCGCCGGCGGAATTCAAGGAGCGCAAGGCGCGAGTTCGAATAGTTCGCCTTGAGCATGTCGTTAGAGAGGTACGCGTAGGGCACGCCGAGCGCGGCCGACACCTGCAGCAGCGTGCGGTACTGGAACGGCTCGTACGTCTGCCCTGAGTCCGCTGGCGCCGAGGTCTGCACCTCCTCGCCGGGCTCCAGCATGGTGATCTGACCTGGCTGCAGGTCGATGGTGCGCTCGTCGTTCTCATCGCGGCCTTCTGCGGCGTCGAGTGGCTCGGCCGGCGCCGGCGTCGTGATGAAGAGCGCGTGCATGGCCGCGACCTTCTTCCGGTCGAGTTCGGCATCGTCGTACTGGTCCAGCAGGAAGAGTTTCACGATGCCGGCCGCGAAGCGCGACACGCCGCGCAGCTGGCCGGCATCGACCGGATCGATGACGTGCACGACCTCCGAGGCGGGCACGCGAACCACATCGCCGGCCAAGCCAGGATCGGTCACGTCGCCTGGGTGCCGGCGCAGGAAATGGTAGGCAACGCGCCGGCCGATCCGATCGAACTCGATGCCCTGGCGGACCACGTTCCCGCCGGGCGCCACCTCGTTGCGGTTGAGCGGCAGCATCTCCGACGGCAGCATCTGCAGCTGCAGCGGGACCGAGAGACCGTCCTGCGGTCGTCGCGGCCGGAAGCGAAAGAACACTTCGCCTGCGATGAACACCTCGCGCGCCGCGCGGCGTTGCAGGCCATAGAAGTCAGTGAAGCCTTCGGCGTCCGCTTCGTCGGTCCAGTCGAGCCAGAGCTTCTGGACCTGCGCTTTGACGCCAGCATCCTTAATCAGGGACGACGGCTTGATGCCGGCGCCGACGACATTGCCGGCCCAGCTCTCGATGGCGTTCGCCGCATACCCGTTGTTGCGAATGAGCCAGCGGGCACGCGCCGTGATGTCGGGACCGGCCGCGGCAATCAGCGTGTTGAGGTGCGCGCGACTGGGCTGGAAGCCCTTGAGCCTGCGGTTCGCCAGCCCTGCCTCGAAGCCACCGATGAACGCGCCGACGCGCCGCCGGAATGCTGTCAGCGAAGCAAGCACTCAAAGCCCCTTCGAGGCGGACGTGAGAATGCGGCGTTTGCGACCGCCCTCCTGGGCCGCCGCAATCCGTCGTTCGAGGTCCGTGATCGCGGCCGCCATCTCGGCGTCGCTCGCGTAGGTGATGCGCCGGCCGTCGATCTCGATCGTGCGCACGCCGCGGAAGCGGGCGGCGAGCAGCGCGTCGCGCTGCGCGGTCAGCTCTTCCAGGGTCATGCCTCAGCCCAAACAGCACCGCTCAAGTGGGTCATTGCCGCTCGGGAGTGAACCTGCGGATCTGATCCTTGAGTTCGGCAAGCGTCGCCTTGATCGCCGCGACGTCAGCGCGCAATTCGGCGACAATCCGCCGGCCGGCGACGTCGTTGTCGACCTTCGTTTCGATCCCATCGAGGCGAGCCTCGAACTTCGCCTGGCTCGCCGCTGCCCACGCTACGAGCTTGACAAGAGCGGCGATCACCGCGAGCGCGTGCGCCGCAAAGGCGGCGGTGATTGCCCATTCCGCGCCGCTCACGTTCCCCTCCGTTTGTTCAGCCATTCGCAAGCGCTGGCCAGGTCAGCTGAAATAGCTCGATCGAAAGACGCGCCGGCCGCGCCGCTCGGGACGGCGCCGAACGATACCGGCGATGGACTCAGTGGAGGCTTCAGACGGTGAATCGCTTTCCACTTCCTCTCCAGCTCCAACCTGCTGTTCCAGGTCCCGCCACATCGCTTCGGTCCAGCGATCGGCACCGGCAATCCAGGCGGCGGCCCGCGCGTAGACCCGGCAGTCAAGCGCCTCGTTGCGTTCGCGCAGTTTCTGCCATTCGAGCCGGGTGAAGCCCCGCTTCGTTTTCACGGTGACGAGCTGCTCGGCGACGAGCTGCTTGACCCACTCGGCTTCAGCGCCGCGCGGCAGGTGGACGTAGCCTGCGGGATGACGTGCGCCGGCTTTGATCTCTTCGTCGGTGGGCGCTCCGAGTCGCAGGAAGCGGTAGGTCTCGCTCTTGAAGGTCGCGACTGCGATCGTCCACAGCCGCGCGCCGCGGCGCAGCTTCTTGCCGCCTTCGCTGACGTCGACGTAAGTCGGTCCAATGACCGGTGCTGCCCGGTTGAAGCCTTCAACGCCCTTGATCGGCGCGACCTGCGCAAATCCTGCGCGGCGTGCCCAAGTGTAGACGGCGGGCGCCTCGTACCCGGTGTCGATCGCGAGCTTCGCGATACCGACGCGTGTGCCATGCGCATGCGGCCAGGTCCGGTCGAGCACACGCCCGAGCTCGTCCCAGGTCCCAGTCTGCTCGGGCCCGCCTTCGACCACGATGTGGTCGACGAGCCAGCTTTCGAGACCTCTGCCCCAGGCCCAGACGTCGACCTCGATGCGGTCCTTCTGGACGTCGGCGCCTGCTGTCAGGAACAGTCCGCCGCTCGGCACGACTCCGATCTGCCAGGACTCTCGGCGCTCATAGAGCCGTTGCCAGTCCGGCGCCTCGCCGACCTCGACCCAGGTCTCGCCCAGCACGCTGTTCTTGAAGCTGCGCTTGGCTTCGTCCGTCGTCGCGGCTTCCCAGAGCCGCGCGATGTTCTCCCAGGACAGCCAGCCGATAGGCGAATAGAGCGCCGAGATGTGAAACCCGATCGTGCCAGGGTCCCGCGGCTCCGCAGTCGGCCGCCATTCGCCCGCGTCGAGCATGGCGGTCTTGTGGTGCTCCTCGATCCGGCCATCGCAGGACGCGCATGTATAATGTGTGGTGTCGGGCTTCCCGTTGTCCCAGCGCAGCCGCTCGAACTTGAGCCACTGCATCGCTCGGCAGTGCGGGCACGGCACGAAGTAGCGACGCTGGTCGGAGGCCTCGTACTCGCGATCGATCCGCGACAGGCCATGGATGGTCGGCGTCGAGCCGAGCAGGACCTTCGAGCGCCACGAGAAGGTGCGCGTGCGCGCTTCCGCGAGCGCAACAGGATCGCCTTCCTCGTCAGCCGATGGCGGATAGGCGTCAACCTCGTCCAGGAACAGGTAACGCGCGGGCATCGAGCGCAGGCCGACCGCGCTGTTCGCGCCCGTGATGACCAGAAGCCCTGCGGGAAACTCCTTCGACAGCACCGTGTTGCCGGCATCGCGCGAGCGCGCCGGCTTCACCCGCTCGCGCAGCGCCGGGCTCTCATTGACCAGCGGATCGATGCGTTGGCGCGAGAAGCGCTTGGCGAGCTCGACGGTCGGCTGCACCGCGAGCATTGGCCCTGGCGCATGGTGGATGACGTAGCCGATCCAGTTGTTGCCGCCCTCCGTGAAGCCGACTTGCGCCGACTTCATCACCACGATGCGTCGCGCCGGATGCGTAGGGGACAGCGCATCGATGATCGCCCGCATGTAGGGCGTGCGGTCGGTGCGGTAGCGTCCTGGCTCGGCGGAAGCGCGCGGACTCAAGATCCGGTGCCGGTCGGCCCACTCGGAAACCGTCAGCGCGGGGTCTGGCGTGAGCCCGTCGCGCCAAGCCTGGCTCAGCTCCTCCGCGCCGTCGAACGCGAACAGGTCACCGGAACTCGGCTCGAATCTCGGCGAGCTCGGCGAGGTGACCGCGGACATGCGTCTCGATGAGTTTCTGGACTGCGTGCGCTTCTACGCCGAGGTCGGCCGCAATCAGCGCCGCAACACGGGCCGGCCAGTTGAGCCAGGCGTCGCGCTCTTCGCGCGCCAGACGGAACACCAGAGCCGTGGCGCGTGAACGATCCACCAGCTCGCCTTTCATCCGCTGCAGGCGCAGCCGCGCGAGATGCGCCTTGGCGATCTCGTGTGCGGTGCGCGCTTGTACGAACGTGACGCTCCCGCCGGCAGGGAGACCTTGCTCCTTCAGCGTGTCGCGCACGGAGCCGAGCGCCGCTTCCGCGACCGGACGCAACTTGTCGGTTGGAGACGTCGGCTTTGCCTTGGCCTTGCCACGAACGGGATCGGTGGAGCGCTGCCAGGCGGCATCGGCTTTCGCGGGATCGATCGTGCCGTCCGGCTCCAGAGGGATGCGGCCGGCCTTCGCGGCCTTGAGCACGGCGACGTGGCTTACACCGCGCACCTTGGCGTAAGCGCGGATCGAGAGTCCCATTCAGGTCAGGGCCAGTTTGCACCGCGACATGCCGCGTAAAAAAAGATGTCGTCCGCGCGATTATTGACTTGGCTCCCGCCGAGAGCAGCGCGTGTATGGCGTCATCAAAACGGAGCGCGCCATGAACAAGGTCCTGCCCACCAACAACGAAGCCTGGGGCTTCTGGGGCACCATCCGCCATCACGCCGATCCCGAGCACGCCTGGCCGATCGCCTTTAACGCCATCGCCACCGCCACCGGCTGCGCCGATGAAGGCGTCCGGGATTTCCTCGATAGTCGCCACGGCCGGCACTTCGCGGACGATGTAGCGAACGGACTGTTCGAAGGGCGCAGCCTTGCCGATGCCATCAGTGCCGCGATCGAGCGGTGGATGACCTGGACGATCGATCGCCGCACGTCGCGTGAGACCGGCATTCCGCGCGGACTGCCCTACCTCGTCGGCTTCGTCACCGATTGCGAGATCATGGCCGAAGCGAACGCCTGACGATCAGAAGGAGTACTGCCATGGAAGACTGGTCCGGCCTCACGCCCGCTGAGGTTCGCGCCCGCGTTGCTACCACGCGCGAGCCGACCTTACGAAAATTCCTCGCGAATTGCGGCGCCGAAGTGCTTCCCGGAGAAACCCTCGAACAGGCGGTCAGGCGTGTGCAACTCGTCATCTTCGGCGTGATCCGGTACGCGGCCGAGACGGCCCGCCCCAACGAAAGCTTCCAGCAGTCCATGGATCGCGTGTTGTCGCGCCGAAACTGATCGGCACCGCACCCTCGCTCCGCCCCGCTCCATGCGGGGCTCGAGGTCGTAGAAGGGTCGCGATGGTCGCGGCCCGACTACGAAGGAGCCAGATCATGGTGCGACTTTCCGATTCCCAAGCTGTCGTTCTCGGTGCTGCCTGCCAACGGGCGGACCGATCCGTCTATCCCCTCACCACCAAGCTTCCGGGGGCAGCGGCCGCGAAGGTCCTCGGCAGTCTCCTGAATAAAGGCTTCATTGAAGAGGTGCAGGCCAAGCCTAAGGACACCGTGTGGCGCGAGCACAAGAAGAAAGGCCGTCTGACGCTGCGCGCCACGCCGGCGGCATTCGAAGCTCTCGGCATCGCTCAGGATGAATCGAGCGCCGAGAGCGGTACCAATGACGTATCCGCTGAGGCGGATACCGGTACGCAGCGGAAGCGCAAGACCGGCAAGTCAAAGGACAAGCCAGCCCCAGCGCGCGCGAACAGCAAGCAGGCCCAGCTCATCGAGATGCTCAAGAGTCCTGATGGCGCCACGATCGAGGAGATCGTTAAGAAGTTCGACTGGCAGGCGCACACGGTCCGTGGCGCGCTTGCCGGTGCGCTCAAGAAGAAGCTCGGACTAAACGTGCAGTCGGAGAAGGTCGAGGGTCGCGGACGCGTCTACCGCATTGCGGCCTGACCTCGTCGAACGATCAAGCGCCGCCGGGCAGACCGGCGGCGCTTTGCCGTTCACCTGCTCGTTCGCTCGTCCTTCAGCGCATCGAAACTGCGCCCATCCTTCCCGAGTGTCGCCATGCCACCAGTGTGACGTTGCCATCGTTCGACAGTCACATCGCAGTAGCGTGGGTGGATTTCGATGCCGAGGCAAATGCGGCCTACGGACTCCGCGGCAATCAATGTCGAACCGGATCCTGCGAAGGGCTCATAGACGAGTTCGCCTTTTTTGCTGTTGTTCACGATCGGCCGGCGCATGCACTCGACCGGCTTCTGCGTTCCGTGCGCAGTGGCGTCGTCGTGCTCGCCGGTGCCGATGGTCCAAAGTGTCGACTGATCGCGCGCACCCTGCCAGTGGCCGGTTGCCCCCTTGCGCACCGCGTAGAAGCACGGTTCGTGTTGCCAGTGATAATCGCCGCGGCCCAGGACGAGGCGAGGCTTCGCCCAGATGATCTGCGTCCGAATATGGAAGCCGCACGCGTCGAGGCTCTCGGCCACCGTGCGCGCGTGGATGCCTGAGTGCCAGACGTAGACGACCTCGCCCGGGAACAGGCTCCAGGCCTCGCGCCAATCGGCGCGGTCGTCGTTGTTGACCTTGCCGGTGCGTGCTGTCACCGACACGCCGGACTCATTGCGCCAGTTCGGGTCGTATTCGACCCCGTATGGCGGGTCCGTCACCATCAGGTGCGGTCGAGTGCCTTCGAGTAGGCGTTCGACGTCGGTCGCGACGGTCGCATCGCCGCATAACAGACGGTGCGTTCCAAGCAACCAAAGATCGCCCGGACGTGTGACCGCCTCGCTCGGCGGCTCCGGGACTTCGTCCTCTCCCTCGGATGCGCCACCCACGTCGAGGCCGTCGAGCAGGCCACCGAGCTCGTCCTCCCCGAAGCCGAGCAGTTCGAGGTTGAGACCGTCCTCCTTGAGCCGGCCGAGTTCGGCCGCGAGCAGCGCCTCGTCCCAGCCTGCATTAAGCGCGATGCGGTTGTCGGCGAGGCGAAAGGCGCGCGCCTGGGCGTCTGTCAGATGCCCGAGCCGGATGACGGGTACCTGCTCCAATCCGAGCCGCTTGGCGCCCAGGACGCGGCCGTGGCCGGCGATCAGGACGCCGCGCTCGTCGACCAGACACGGCACATTGAAGCCGAATTCCGCGATTGAGCCTGCGATCTGCGCGACCTGCTCGTCGGGATGCGTTCGAGCGTTCGCCGCATACGGCAGAAGGCGCTCGATCGGCCAGCTCTCGACCTCCAGCGGCTCAGTCGTCGGCAGGGATTGCGACCCCGCGCTGTCGCGCGACCGCTTCGAAGGTTTGGCCCTCGCCATCGAGTTTCACTGGCTGGTAAGGAAAGAGCTTGCGCCATCGGCGCAGCGCCACGTCCACGTATTCAGGCGCGATCTCGATTGCCCGCATGCGCCGGCCGGTGCGCTCGGCAGCGATGATGCTGGTGCCGGAGCCCGCGAACGGCTCGTAGACAATGTCGCGCTCGCTGCTGTAGGCGCGCATCACGAATTCCGGCAGCGCCACCGGGAAGACTGCGGGATGCTCGGTCTCGATGCCGCGCGCCTTGTGGCGCGTGATGCGAATGACGTTGTCCGGGATCCGTGTCTCCTGGACGCCTTGGCCGGCATGCGTCCATTCGCCGACATGGCCGTCCTTGTGGCGGATGCCGCCGTGCGTGTCGTTGACATGCCCAGCCCACTTGCACGGCACGATCTTGTTCGGCTTCCGGGCCTTGCGATTGAAGTGGAAGACGAACTCGAACGCGGGCGCCAAGCGGCCGTTCCAGTCACCCGGCAGTCCAGGCCCCTGGTCCCAGACGTAGAGCCCGAAGCGGCGCCAGCCCTGCTCGCGCATCCAGTCGAGCCAAGCGTGCCAATACGGCTGCCACTCGTTCTCGCGGTGGATCAGACCGAGGTTGACGAGGACCTGTGCTGCATCGGCGACCGGCAGGGCGGCGAACACGCCGCGCATGAGCGTGTCCCAGTCGCCGACACCACCGGTCGTGTAGTCGCGCTGGTTGCCGTAGGGCGGCGACGTGAACACAAGCGCTGCGCGCTTGTTGTTCATCACGCGCGTCACAGTCGACGTGTCGGTGCTGTCGCCGCAGAGGAGCCGATGCTTGCCGATCAGCCAGAGGTCGCCGGTGCGGGTGACCGGCTCACGCGAGGCTGAAGACATCTCGTCGCAAGCGTCCTCACTCGCGGACTCGTCCCCTTGCTCCGGGTCGGAGAGCGGCGCCATCAGCGCGTCGAGTTCGTTCTCCGCGAACCCGGTGAGAGCGAGATCGAAGCCCTCGCCGTTTAGCGCGTGCAGCTCTGCTGCGAGCACTTCCTCGTCCCAGCCGGCATTCAGCGCGAGCTTGTTGTCGGCGACGACGTAGGCGCGTCGCTCCGCGGGCGTCAGGTGGTCGAGAACGACGACCGGGACTGTGTCCAGGCCGAGCTTGCGTGCGGCGAGCAGACGGCCATGACCAGCGACGACGTTTCCATCGCCGTCGGCGAGAATCGGGTTGGTCCAGCCGAACTCGACGATGGAGGCTGCGATCTGCGCGACCTGCCGGTCGTCGTGAGTGCGGGCATTGCGCGCGTACGGGATCAGCCGGTCGAGCGGCCAGTGCTCGATCGCATCAGGCAGTCGCGGCGTCATTGATGCTGTGTCGAAGCGATAGCTGCGATAGAATGTGGTGTGGAATCAGGAGAAGCAGATGGCCGACAACCGCAAAAAGCGTGGTCAACCCGACCGAAGCACCATCAATCTCAACGAGGATTACGAAAAGGAATACTGGAAGAACAAGTTCAAGGTCTCCGGTCAGGCGCTCGCTGGCGCCGTGCGCGCGGTGGGCAAGAGTGCAAAGAAGGTCGAGGCCTACTTGAAGGACAAATAAGGCGGTAACCGCGCAAGGGCGGTTACCGAGTGGCGGTTACCAGTCGAGCTTTGTGAATAACCGCGCCGTTGCGCCTGTGGCGCACGGCGGGCCAACGTCGCGCGGTAACTGGTAACTCAGGTTTTCGGGCTGCCGGTGGCGAAATTTCGGGCCATTGCCCCCCGCATACCATTCTCGGTCAGGGAGGACCCGTCGCGCCCGCCTCTCGCGATCATGCCGTCGAAGCTACCGAAATCGCTCCTTTATGGAAGTGAGAAAAGTGTCAGGCGGACACTTTTCTATCTGCTTCTCAGGCAGCCGCCGCCCGCGCTCGCTCCACCACGAACTGACGCGAACGCTTGCTCGGGACCTTCTGTCCATTGAGCCGCAGCGAGATGACGCAGAGGGCATAGAGCCAATGCTGGTGCGCTGTTTGTCGCGCCAAGCCCACAGTCCAGCACACCGTCTTCCAGCGTTCGCCGGTCGCCCGCATCCAGACGATCTTGGCATCGACCGGCTCCAGCCACAGCAACCACGCAAGCGTCTCTTCCATGCGGCTGATCGCGTCGGGCGCAGGCCGCGGACGGCGCATCTGCACAGGCTCTTGCCCAACCAGATCGGCAAACTCGCGCAGCACCTTCGGCCAGGTGTTGAAGTAGCCTGGCACACGAACGTCGGGCAGCCGCTTCATCACGTCGGCAGCTTCGACGAAGCGTTCCTCGATCAGGGATGGTGTCCAGTTGACGTCAGGCATGGCATGCTCCCCTTGCGTCCCGGCGCTTGCCGTAGAGCTTCTCGCCGATGTGACGGACGAGCTCGCGCTCCGGCCAGGTCAGTCGGTGATCGTCCGGGCTTACGACGAGGATGTTCTGCTCAAGCCAGCCGTCCCGCTTCAGATGCTCGGCCGGCTGACGCTCTCCGCCAAACCCTTTCGGAAACCACCTCATCGCGTGACCTCCCGAAGAACCGCCGCGTAGCCGGCCACGTCGAGCACTGAATCCAAATGATTGGGATCGTGCGCAAGCCGTGCCAGTTTGAGATCGATGAGGCATAGTGCGACCTGAGCAGAGGTGACCGGGCGGCCCAGCGTGAGCGACCACCGCGCTGCGACGGCGGCCATGGACTCAATCGGATCGCCGTATACGGCTCGTCTGGAGTCTACGAGGTCCGCCACTCGGTTGAGCATCTCCTCGCCCGTCATTGCTCGGCCTCGTTCCCGCCCTGCGACATCTGACTTGCAGCGCTAGCAGCGAAATCGATAACTGCACCGATGATCGAAGCGGGCTCTGCGTTCCCAAGTCGGCCCATGCTGCTCGCAATCTCCTTGGCCTCTACGCCGTGCTGCATCAGGCACGAGACGACGACGCAGGCGTCGGCCAACAGGCCGTCGAGGTTGGAGCCGCTTCGGAGTCCATGCGTGAAAACCTCGCCCGGGCGCCCGTCAGGATAGAAGCCGATCGTCACAGTGAAGCGCTGGCTGCCGTGCTCAAGCACAACGGTTTCCGCGGCGCGCCGATTGGGAAGACGCACGCGCGTCATCGCGTACTCCCATAGTTCTCGATGGCCCACAGCAGGATCGAAATCGCGTCGGCCTCGTTATCGTCGGCAGGGGCGAAGCCGCGCGCCTTCACTGCGGCGATGACTGCCTGCTTGTCGGCGTTGCCCTTGCCGGCGATGAAACGCTTGATCGTGCCGACGGGCACGCCCTGGTATGGCACGTCGCGGAATTCGGCCCAGGCTTCGAGATGCGCAAGGAAGCCGCCATAGACGTGTGCTGCAAGCGTGCCAGCATGTGCCCGCACTTCCTCGAAAAATACTGCAGAGAGCGGGCCGGAGCTCTCGGCGATCTCGCTCAGCCAGTGATTGAAGCGGAGGAACGCCATACCGCCGCCTTCGAAGCGGTTCGGCCGAAACTGCTGCATGCCACTGGCGATGACGCCATTTGCCGCGCGCACCGCCCATCCCGTTGACGAGCCGAGATCGAGGGCAAGGACAGCCGAGCCCGTGCCACCAAACAGCTTTGCGGCGGGATCGAGCGTCCGCGAGAAGGTCGGAGAGGTTTTCACAACGAAGGCTCACAAGAGGTGGGCCTTCGGCTTTGGTCGGCCGCGACGTTAAGGGCAGCGACTCTCGCCGATCAAGCAGAAAAAACCTGCGAGCGAACAGGAGCCAAAAAGATCGCAAGTGTCACCGTCTTCATCCCGTTTGGCACCAACGTCGCAAGGAGGTGGTGACACGAGATTGGCCTATCGCATCAATGCGTTGTTCCCTTGTGTCACCGACGTCACTATCCACCAACATGCCCCTATAGCCGTCCTATAGGAGAGCTGCTTCGAGCATCGTCTCCTACGCATATGGTTTGAAACGGTTGGTGACGTTGGTGACAATGGTGACACCGTTGTTCTTGCGGGACTTTTGGTGTCACCACCCGTGTCACCAACACCAACCTCAGGGCCTCTTGATCATTGCTTGCGATAACGCCATTCGCGTGGTGACTCGCGTCCAGTTCCTATTCGGGCCTGATAGCGGGCCCAGTTTCTCGATTTAAGGCAGGCAGCAACTCGCATTTGATCGGCGCGTGTCCAGCGCGCCGGCTCAATACCGAGCGCCCCTTCGAGGACCTCGCCGATCGAGACGTCAGTGAGAGGAGCGGTCCGCTCGACCTCCTCGTCTTGCCAGTCCTCGTACCCCAGGTATCCGCGATTGACCCGGCGGCGCTCGTAGACAAGCCAGCGGTCGATCCGGGCATCCCAGGCGTCTGCATGGTATCGCTGATCCTGCTCGGCCTTGGCGGACGCCACGAGCTCGGGCTCGTCAAGCCACCAGATCGCGCCCTCGCGATACCGCGTGACCGCTTCCGCCCAGAGATGGTCGCGGTCGAGCGCAAGCGCGTCCAGATCGATGCTCCCGCAACGCACCGGCCAGAACCGCCGGTTGCCTGTTTCATCACGCAGGTAGGTTTCGGGGTTGACGCTGCCAGCGAAGACGCACTGGCGTGGCACCGTGACGACGTAGCGCTCGTAAGGAGGGCGGTAGCGATCGGTAGTTCGCGTCAGGAACGCCTTGATCCTCGACACCTCGGCACGGCTGATGGCATCGAGTTCGGCGAATTCGACAATCCATATCCCTCGCATCTGTTGCGCGGCATCCTTGCTGCCGATCTCTGCAAGCTCGTCGGTGAACCATTCGGCGCCCGCCAGCGTCTTTATGGCGCTCGACTTCTTCGCGCCTTGCGGGCCTTCAAGGATCAGCATGTGATCGACCTTGCAGCCCGGCTCCATGATGCGGGCAACGCCAGAGATCATCCAGCGAGACCCGATCGCGCGATTGAGCCGCGTGTCCTCGGCGCCAAGATAAACAATCGTCCACTGCTCCAACCGCTCTACTCCGTCCCAGCGGAGGCCGTCGAGATAGTCACGGACCGGATGGACGAGCACCTGGCGCGCGACCGCACCTGCTGCCCGACTAACGGTGGGCGGAGCGACGTTGATTTCACGCCGCTGGAGCCATTCCGCGCAGCGCACGTCGTCGGCATCCGTCCATGCGCGCGGCAGGGCCGGCTGTTGTTCGTCCCACGGCATCTGGCGTCTGACCAATACCTCCTGCCGGAATTCGTCGAACACGAGCGCACCGGCGAATGCCTCATCGTTCGAAAGCGCAGTGATGATATTCGCCTCGTTGCGCTCCGGCGTGCCGGCGAGGTCGAGACGCAGCTGCTTGAACCAGCCTGGGCGAATGGGACGGTGATGGATGTCTCCTGTCGTGTTGAGCCGACGCCGCAGTTCGTTCACCTGCTTTTCCAGGATCGAGACAGCGATGCCTGTGCTGCTCTTGATCGACTGAAGCACTTGGCGCTCAGGTACGGGATCGAGTTGCGCCAGGACCAGTTGACCAAGTAGCGTTCCTAGAGCCGCGCCGTCCGCCGGGTTGGTCAAGGCACGCGCGACTGCTTCGAAGTCGGCAGCGTTCGACGGCGCTGCAGGTGCGTTCACCGGAGTTGCTTCGGACCGCTGATAATCCGCCGCCGTCGCACCATGTAGCAGGTCGTCATTGAAATCATCGCCATGCAGCGGGCGAACGACGGTGTTCGAAATACTCCCAGCATCAAGCCGAATTGAGAGGGCTGCTGCGGCCTGAATGCCCGCCTCGCCGGCATCGGCGAAAATTGTCACATGCGCCAAGCCAGCCGGAAATTCCCAACGGCGCATGCCGTCGGCGGACAACGCGGCCCAGGTTGGAATTCCGAAGATAGCCCGCGCGGAGAGTGCCGTCTCGATGCCTTCGGCAATGCCAAGCCGACCGTTCTCCGAGAACGCCGCAAGCCGCACCGCACCGCCGGCGACCGCATCGAGCATCTTCTTGCCGGCCGGCGCCTTGCCCGCTCCGTCATCGAGCAGAAATGTGCGATGGATACCGCCGATGGGGGTGCCGACACCGTCGCGAACGATCGCTACAAGACCTGGCCAGCCGCGTTTTGCCTCGTAATCAGTCAGGTCGGGATTGAACAAAAGGTCGGGCGATCCGGGATCCGAAAGGCCTCGGCTGCGCAGGTAGACCTCGCCAACAGTGCCGGCGAGCGGCTGGCAACCGGCGAGAATTCGGGCAACCTCGTGGGCATGATCCCGCCGCGGCGCTGGCGCTTGTCGCACCGGAGCTGGCCGATCCAGCCGAGCCCGGCGCGCCGCTTCGTCGAACAGCGTGGGGGGCGTGAGCCCGGTGCCATGGTGGATCAGATCAATAGGGTCCGCGCACTCGCCGGTCGCATGATCGTAGCCCCAGCCCGCCCACGGCCCCCGGAGGTGGATGACGCAGGAGCCCTCATTGCGCGGCGGTCGCCCCGACAGGTCGGCGCAGCGTAGGGTCTTGCGGTCGGCCGACAGGCGCGCATGCGGAAACAGCGGCGGCAGCCATTCGGCTGCCGTCGCACAGAGCCGCTCCCGAATCTCGGCGAGGTCATATCGGGCGGGCGGCCTCCAGACCTCATTGAGATCGATCATGACAGGATCACCAGCCCTCGCTCGGCCCGGGTGATCACGGTGTAGAGCCAACGCCGGCGATCGGCCTCGTTGCGACCGAGACCGTCATCCCAGACGATGACGTTCTCCCATTGCGAGCCCTGCGACTTGTGCCCGGTGATCGCCCAGCCGAAGGTCGCCTCGGTCAAACTGCGCTTGTGCTTCCAGTCACGGTCGTGGCGTTGCCGGTCGAAGGCGACATGGTCTTCGAAATGGCCTTTGTAGATGCGCAGCCGCTCGCGCTTGCCGTCGGTGACGGGACGCCCGATTGGGTTGCCTTCCTCGTCGGTCACGGTTGCAGAAAAGAAGAGACTTCCCTCGTCGACCACATCTTCGAGCGTGACGAACATGCCGTTGATCAAGCCGATGTCGTTCTGGTTCTTGAGACAAATGATCTTCTCGCCGTGGCCAGTCGGCAAAAAGCCGTCACCGAAGCCCGCCGCCCGCCGCATCGCGTTGTTCAGCTGCAGCCGCGTGGCGTTGAATCCGCAGATCACCTGGCCGCCGCGCAGGCATTGCTCGGGCGTCACGTCCATCTTGCGCATCTTCCAGACAAACGTGTCGTAATGGCCGAAGCCAATCGGCTCGCCGCGCCGCGCCATGGTGGCGAGCCGGATGATGGCGCTTTCCTCGGCCTGCCGATGGATTTCCGTGAGCATGACATCGGGGGCGTCGTTCGTGAACGCGCCTTCACCCTTGATCGGCGGCAGTTGCCCGGGATCACCCAACACCAGGATCGGCTTGCCGAAGCTCATCAGGTCGCGCGCCATTTCCTCGCCGACCATGGAGACTTCGTCGAGCACGATCAGCTTGGCATGCGCGGCTTCGCTCTGCGAGTTCAGCGCGAAGCGCGGCTTCTTCATCTGCGACAGCGCCTGCCGCATCGCCGCGATCGCCGCCTCCGCGGCCGTGCGCTCAAAACCCATGAGCTTGAGCGCGTCCTTCTCCGCCTCCGCAATCTTCTTGTTAGCCGCCTCGATTTCCTCGTCGGTGGCGACGATCACGCTGTAGATCAGGCTGTGGATCGTGCGCGCGGGCGTGCCCTTGCGCCGCAGCACCAGGGCGGCCTTGCCGGTGAAGGTGGCGGTCACGACACCGGGCACACAGGAGCCACTGTCACGATCGGACTTGTGCGGTTCAAGCCCGAGCTCGTCGAGCGCGAATTTGAGTACCGTGCTCTTCCCGGTGCCGGCGTAACCGAACAGCCGGAAAACCTGCTGTTTGTCGGTCCGGTTCGTGAACCAGTCCTTGATCGCCGCAATGGCGCGCGCCTGGGTATCGGAGGGCGTGATGTCCGTCATGGCGCTGCGCTCCAGCAGCGGTCCTGCCAGGCACACGAGGCATGCCATTCGCCAGCCGACCATCCGCCCCGGCAGATGGCAGAGCTTCGGTCGGCGGCGGCGCGCGGCAGAAGCTCCTCCGCTTCGCTCGCACGCACGATCTGCACGGCGCGGTCGCTGGCGCGCTGGGCGAGCCCTGAGTCAAACGGCACGAGCTCGCAGTGGAGCTCAAAGGTGTCGCGGTTCAGGGCGGTGAACAGCGCAGGATTCGGCAGATCGAGATAAGCTTGATACAGGGCGATCTGCGCGGCATAGATCGGTCTTGCGAGCACGACCCCTTTCTTGACGATCTCCTTCCACGGCACGGCACCCAGCGCCTTGTTCTCCCAGAGCGCTGGGAAGTCCATCGCGACCGGCCCGCCCACGAGGCAGCCATCAATGTGTCCTCTGAAGCGGCCGTCGAGGGCGGAAAATCCGAATTGCCGTCCGTCCGAGCGTTGCGTGCGCAGGTCGACCCCTGCGGCCCGCAACCAGCCCGCCACGATGTCCTCGGCGCGATGCCCGGCTTCAAAGATACGCAGCGTCTTCGGTTCGAATTCCCGGCCTTCGTCCTTCGAGACGGCGAGATAGTCGTATTGAATCTGCCGCAGACAATCGCGGCCGAGGCCAGATGTGCTGACGTAGCGTCGGGGCGGCTGCGCCCGGTCACGCGCGGCCAGCGCCGCATCGATGGCTCCATTGACGGCGACGGCAATGCCGGGTGGTCGGCTCGGAGCCTCGTACTGACAGCCGGACCCATGGTTCAGGTCGATCATGGGCGCGCCTCAGAACGGGATGTCGTCATTGAGCGACTGCCGCTGCATCGAGTCCTGGAAGCCGTCGATGCAGGCCTCGATGATGCGGTCGATCTCTTCCGCGCTGCGGTGGTGGAACGGCGCCATCAGCCCGAGCTCGGTGAGCACCTCGGCGAGAAAGCGGCGCGCATCCTTGATCGCGCGTATCTCCATGTCGGACTTGTCGATCATGCCGCGGTTCCTCTTGGCGATGGCAGCGCCCGCATCGAGGCAGCGCATTGAGCAGAAGGCGTAGGTCGGATAGCGGTCGGCGCGGAGCTGATGGGTGTAGTACAAGCCGCGCGCTTCCCGGCTGCAGACGGCGCAGGCTCTCACCCCAGAAGAATCGAGAGCCTCCGCGACTCGGGCTCGGCGGGGCGTTCCGCAATCCGCTGCGACGCCTTCACGATGAAGAGGCTGATCGCGTTCTGCGCCATCGCCTCGAGATCGCGCATGGTCAAGCAGTGGATTGGCTGATGGAGACCTCCTCTTCCTTCGAGCCATTCGCCGATTGCCTTCGCCGCCTCGCGCGTGACATGCGTCTGCCACTCGTCGTCGGTCATGTGCCCGGCAGCCTCAGCCGTTGAGCCAGGCCGGACCGGGAGCGGAGCCGCCCTGAGGGGGCTTGGGCGCGCCCTGGTTGGCCCATGGCACGGTGTTTTGCGCCGGCGCAGGGTTCGGTTGGCTGCCCCAGGCCGGCGCGTGGGCGGCGGACTCCGCGGCTTTGCGCGGCTTGGCGTTGACCGGGTCCGGCTGCACGTTTTCCCCGCGCATGATCGCCGTGTATTGCGGCTCGCCCGGCAGCACGACGTTCGCGAGCTTGTTCTGGTCCTTGTATTGCGGGTTCGAGGCCGGCTCGACCATGATGCGCGCCGCGAACATGATGCCGTCGAGCTGCTTGAGCCCCTCTATGACCCGCTTCTGCTTTGCGGCCGGGCTCTCGTCCTTGGGGTCGAGGCCGAGCGCACTGTCGACCATGGCGCGGAACGTGCTCTTCGAGATATTCCAGCCCTTGGACTGACCCTTCTCGTCGACCTTGCCGCCGGACACGGTGAAGTTCTGCCAGAACTTCCGCCGGGCATAGCGACCCGCCACGACGGTGAATTCGCAGTCGAGCATCTTGGCGTCGCTCGATTGCGAGGCCTTGAGCAGGCCGGCATCCATCGGCGTCGAGCCGTTCACGCCGCCCGGACGGATGCTCATCTTGATCTTGGCGAAGGTGCCATCTGGAATCAGTTCGCCCATGGGCGCCATCTGCGGCTGAGCGTCGTTGAGGTCGTACATCGGTTCTCTCCTTTGTCTTGCGGAAATCAGGCTGCGCGAACGTGCGGGACGGGCGTGTTGATCTTGGCGAGCAGCGCGCCGAGGTCCGGCGGCTCGGTCACGTCGAGCCGACCGCTGCGGTCCTTGGCAGGCAGGCCGAATGGATTGCCGGCGCGGCAGACGAGGCGACGTTCGCTTGCCTTCTCATCGAGCGAGCAGCCGCCGTCGGCGTCGCGCGAGAACAGATGCAGCGACATCACCTGGTCGACGATGCCGGGGAGTTCACGTCCGGCCTTCGACCCTTCCATCTGCGGCTGCCACGTGACGACGTTGAACTCGTCCGTCACCTTCTCCAGCACGCCGACAAAGATCACGGTCTTGCCCGGCGCGTGCTGCAGATGTTTGAGCGCCTGGATCACTTCGCGGCCGAGCAGACCGTAAGCGCCGCGCACATCGGGCTTGCCAGTTCGTTCAGAGAAGGCTTCCGGTTGCTGGCGCGCATAGACCATCACCTGGCGCGTGAGATCAGTGATGCTGTCGACGAAGACGATCGACTTCGACGCGAGGAACTCCTCGATACCGCTGCCGGCATAGACGCTGCGCGCATGCTGAAGGTGCTGCGCGCTGTACCAGGCATTGGGATCGGCGGCGGGATCCGCGCCTCCGATCAGGACGACGAGATCGCGGAAATCGACGAAGCTGCGGATCGGCATGCTGGCGCCCGGCCAGTCCTGGACAGACTTCATGCCAGCTTCGAGATCGAGGCAGACGGTCTGATCGGGCGGCAAAGTCTTCAAGAGCGAGGTCTTGCCGGCGCCCGGAGGTCCGAAGATGGCGAGCGATGTCTTGTTGTTCTCGGCCGACAGTCTTTCGTCGGCGGTCACGATGCGGACCGGCATTGATCTCTTCTCCTCATGCTTGCGCCGGACGTCGGCTCTTCGAACATTGGCTGGATCGGGAAACGGCGGGGCGTTGACCGGGCGCCGAAGGATTGCCTGTCCGCTCTTGCGAAACGGACCGCCCCGCCGTTGTTCTCACGTGTCCTGGCGCAGTCGCAGCACGAACGTTGGCTTGCCTGTCTTCACCGTGCGCGCCGACGCGAAGGCAGCGCGGATGTGAGCGGGCCAGGCGGCATATTTTCGTTCGGGTACTTTGAGTGCGAGCTCGACGTATTCGGACGGGTCCTCGCCGCCAACGCGGATGCGCTCGACGAGAGCGGCAAGCTGGGTCTGGTCCCATTCGACGCGTTTCGGCAGGTCGGCGATGACTGTCACCGGCCCATCGTCAAAGCGCACCGTGCCTGTATCCTTGTCCTCCGCGGCGCGCGCCGACGCCGCGCGGTCGCGGTATCGCAGCGCAATGGCGCCTTCGAGCCACTCCTTGAGCCTCTTCGCGGCGAGGAATGCTGCCTCCGCGTCCTCCTGCAGCAGCGCGAGCTGGTCCGCAGGCAGAGCAGAGATTTCGCCGATCGGCAGCTTCCGAATGTCATCAAGCGAAGGGCGGTTGGCTGCGGTCATTACGCGGCCTCCTGAGCGAAGAGCGTCGAGAAAGAGAGGGCCACACCGGCGGGCCTCGATCGTGCGATGGCGAGATAGCTGAAGGTGTCGTCGCCGATCCGGCGCTGGACGAGATGCACCAGCCCTTGCTCGGCGAGGCGCCTTGCGCACTCCGCGACATCGATCAGGTCAATGCGATCCTTGAGGCTCATAGGCCGTCCGATTGGAGTGCGATCGAGACCAAGAAAGCCTCGGTGGTATTCAACCGCTTCGCCGGGCCCGGCTTGGCTCAGCCAGCCGCACAGTTCGATCTCGCTAATGCGCGGACGGCTCGCCGGAAACGGACTGACGTTGCCTGCAATTCGCGCGTCCATCGTCACGCCGTCCTGCATGCGCCGAGTGATGCCGGGGCGACATCGCGCCTAATGTTTGCGCGCGATCGCGCTTCGAACGCTTCGATGTCTTCGAGCTGATAGACGACGCGCCCACCGATCTTCAGGTACGCGGGCCCGAGGCCAAGCCAGCGCCAACGCTCCAGCGTGCGAGGCGACAGGCTCCATCGACGCGAGAGCTCGACCTGATTGAGATGCTTGATCGGACGCTCCGTCATGCGGACCTCCGCTGCCGAGCTCGCTTGCGGTCCGTCTGTTTGAATTCCTCCATGAACGATAGGACCTTTTCGGCGGTCGCGAGCCTCGGCGATCGGCCGCGCCGCAGGGTCATAACGAACGACGGATCGCCGAGCGCTTGACGGCCAAACTCGGTCGGCTTGAACCCATAGGCCGCGATAAACGCTTCGACTTGCTCGCGAAATTGCCTGTTGATCATTGCGCATCGGCCTTCCCTGATAGGAATAAGAAAATCGCAATCGGCCTATTGCGTCAATTGGAAAAGATTGTTAATTTCCTATCCAATCGATCCAAGGAGTTAGCGCCATGCACCTCGATCCCGTACGGACCCGCGTGCTCAAGCTGATCGAGGATCGTCACACCGACCTGAAGAACGCGTCGCTCGAGATCGGCAAGAACGCCGCTTATTTGCATCAGTTCATCTTCCGTGGAACGCCGAAAGCGCTGCCGGAAGACGTGCGCAAGCCGCTGGCGGGTTTTCTCGGCGTCGACGAGGACTCGCTGCGGCATCGGCGCGTGCCGCCGCGCAAGCCTCGCTCAAAGCCAGAGTTTGACGAGACGGGGCAGGTCGCGGCGGCGAGATCGCAGCACATCCCTGAAGGCTTCATCGGCATTGCCGAGATCGACGTGCGTGCCTCCGCCGGGCCCGGCTCGTTTCACGAGGGCCTCGAGGAAACCAAGGTCACGTGGCTGTTTCCCGAAGCGATGGTGCGGCACGAGTTCCGCGCGCCGCCGAAAGAGCTTCGGATGATCACGGTCGACGGCGACTCGATGGAGCCGCTATTGTCGAGCGGCGACCGAATCCTCATCGATACCAGTCAGCGCGTGCCAGTGCCGCCGGGCATCTTCGTGATCTGGGACGGCATGGGGCTCGTAGCGAAGCGTGTCGAGCACATCCCGAACTCTGATCCGCCGAAGGTGCTCATCAAATCCATCAATCCGGAATACCAGGCCTACGAGCGCATCGCCGAAGAGGTGAATGTCGTCGGCCGAGTCGTCTGGCTCGCGAGGCGAGTCTGATCAGCCGAAACTAACCGCGGAGCAGTGTCGCGTGAATTCGAAGATGCTAGATGTTGCCAAATGGTTCGGAACCGGTGCCGGCGTGTCCGGAGCCGTCCTGATCGCACTCAATCTCGGTTTGGTCGCGTACGGATTTGTTCTCTTCCTTCTCTCATCATCCCTCTGGCTCGCAGCGGCTCTCACCCAGCGGGAGCCGAGCCTAGCGGTTCTGCAGGGGACCTTCACCGTGATCAACGTGATTGGACTCTGGCGGTGGGTCGGGAGCTGACGCAGTGCACTTTGGGAGCGGACTTCGGCTAGTCGTGATCGCGGTCCTGGCGTTCGCCGGCACTGCTGCACTCGCTCAGGAAAGGCAGATCGCTGGCGTGGCCAGTGTGATCGACGGCGACACGATCGAAATTCGCGGCCAGCGCATTCGGCTGTTCGGAATAGATGCCCCGGAAGGTGGCCAACCTTGCCACTGGGCCGATGGCTCGCAGTGGCGATGCGGCCAGCAAGCAGCCTTGGCGCTGCAGGACTATATCGACCGGCAGCTGGTGGCGTGCGTGCAGCGTGATACTGACCGCTATGGCCGTCTCGTGTGTCGGTGTATGGTAGCTGGGGAGGACATCAGCTCTTGGCTAGTCGCGAGCGGGTGGGCGGTCGCCTATACCCGCTTTTCAATGGAGTATGTGCGTGAAGCGCGCGCCCGGGTGGACCGCCGCGGCATTTGGTCAGGGACCTTCTTGGCTCCGTGGGATTGGCGTCGAGGGCAACGAGGCGAAATGCCAAGGGAATTGCAGTGATGGAACTTCCGTTGAACCGGACAGACTTTGAAGCCCGAGCAATCTCGCCTTTGAAGGAACTTGGGGCTTATGAGGCGCTTTGGGACAAGCCCGGGGCCTCATTCAAGACGATCTCCGAAAAGTTTGCGGCACGACCGAACGCAGTGCCATCAGATTTCGTGTCGCCATCAGAAGCACGTGAGCTGGCTGCATTTGTCCAACGGCGCTTTCGCGAGGCGGACGTAAAGCGCTTCGGGGTACGTGTGCATGGGGCTGGAGATTACCCGGAAAAGCTCCGGGATGCTGCGCATCCGGTGGAGCTTCTCTATTATCAAGGTTGGTGGGATCTTGCGGAATCCCGTTCAGTTGCGGTTGTCGGAACACGCACACCGAGCGAAGAAGGCGTGGCGCGAGCACGCCGTTTAGTAAAGCGTTTGGTACACGACGGCTTCACTGTTGTCTCAGGTCTCGCAGCTGGGATCGATACCATCGCCCATGAGACGGCGATGCATGAGGGTGGACGAACGATCGCAGTTATCGGTACGCCGCTTTCTCACAATTATCCGAAAGAAAATGCGGGTCTGCAGCGGAGGATTGCGGCCGACTTCCTCGTAATCAGTCAAGTTCCGCTCCGTCGATATGAACGACAGGACTATCGCAGGAACCGTCTGTTCTTTCCGGAACGCAATATCACGATGTCTGCGCTAACTGAAGCCACGATCATCGTCGAAGCAGGAGAAACCTCCGGCACTTTGATTCAGGCTCGTGCAGCGCTGCAGCAGGGACGAAAGCTGTTCATTCTCGACAATTGCTTCCGTAACGACAAGCTGACATGGCCAAAGAAGTTTGCGGAAAAAGGCGCTATCCGTGTGACTGACTACGATGACATCAAGCAGCATCTTTCCGCAGCGTCTCACTAAAATCGATGACCTCGCGCGGCCTGATCATTGGTATCTTACGCCCGAGGACGACTGCTATTTTCTCGGCGAGTATACAGCACGAAAAGGGTTTGCATTCAGCGCGACCAATCAGCTGGTACTGAACTTCAAGAAATCGGTCTCTACGCGAGGAACGCCTCAGTGGCGGTACAAGGAACAAGCGATTGAACAGGCCGCGGCTGCGTTCCGATCTTCGATTAATGAAGAATGGTTGAACCAAGCGACGCTCGTGCCAATCCCGCCATCCAAGGCGAAAGCTGATCCGCTTTACGATGATCGACTGGTTCGAATGTTGCGTGCCATTCGTCCACATCCTGCTCTGGATGTACGCGAACTGATTGTTCAGACGGCCAGCATGGATGCCGCTCATGGTTTAGACGCGCGCCCGCGACCAGAGGAGCTGGAGGCGATCTACAGAATTGGCCAAAACTCGGTAGATCCAGTCCCCAAAGTGATTGGCTTGTTTGATGACGTGCTGACTACCGGCGCGCATTATCGGGCGGCCACCACCATCTTGCGACGGGCCTTTCCAAATGTGAGCGTTCTGGGCGTATTCATCGCGCGTCGCGTTCCCGAGGCGGCCGATATCGAGGATTTCGAGTTCTGACGGGGAGCCGATTCTGGCGGGTGCGGCATGGGTGCTTTCAGTGCTATCTCGCGCTGGTTCGAAAGACGAAGAGCCTTCCGGGCGCTTTGCCGGGAAGAGGCTCGAAACCTGCTCCAACTGAATCCGCATACTGCTTACTACGACGCGCAGCGGATTGCCGCCCGGGCTCGCTTCTCCGGGGACGGGCAGGCTTTCATTCACTGGGCCCGCGTTGCCGCTGAGATCGTGCGGATCAGCAATAACCCGATGGATCGAAAGATCGTCGAGCAGATCGTGGACGAGGAAGAGCGCAGCGCCCGATGAAAGGGCGGAAGAAAGTAAGACGCTGACGGATGGTGCGGACAGTTTGATTGCCGAGGAGCGCGCCCATAGTCCTCTCCGAGTTCGCAGCGTTTCGCACACCTGCTTTCTTCATCGCTGCTGTTCGCTGAGCATCTGATTTTGCTGTTTTCTGCCGCTCGGGCGTGATGATCTGACGTCGCATTTGGCGCCGATGTCCGATGAATCCCCTTTGCGCAAACAGCATGTCTGGCGACGAGAGGCTCGTGGAGCTTTGCGAAATCCTCGCCGCTGGTCTCATGCGGTTGCAGGCGCGGAAGTCCAGTTCTTTATCTGTCTCCTCCGGAGAGAGTTTGCTGGACTGTGCTGCCCACCAGAGCAGTCATGCCGACCGTCTCAAGCCGGATGGAGGCTCGAAGTGACGGACACGGTCCTGGCCCAACTGGCGGCCCTGAAGACCGCGCCGATCGGGGTACTCAAACAGAAGTGGCGTGACCTCTTCGAGAGCGAGCCGCCCCCATACAACAGGCGCTTCCTCGAACACCGGCTCGCCTACCGCATCCAGGAACTGGCCTACGGCGGGCTCAAGCCTGAAACATTGCGGCGTCTCCGCGAGCTTGCCGAAGAACTGGACGGCGGCGACCCGAAGCGACGGCGGCAACCCGCCAAGGACCGGCCCATCGCCGGCACGCGCCTCATCCGGGAATTCCAGGGCGTTGAGCACTGCGTGACGGTACGCGACGACGGCTACGAGTACCAGGGCCGCCCCTACAAATCATTGTCGGCAATCGCGCGCGCGATCACCGGCACGCGCTGGAACGGGCTCGTCTTCTTCGGGCTGAAGAACCAGCGGGTGGCGCGATGAAGAAGCCGATCGTGCGCAAGCTCCGGTGCGCGGTCTACACGCGCAAATCGAGCGAAGAGGGCCTGGAGCAGGAGTTCAACTCGCTCGACGCCCAGCGCGAGGCCTGCGAGGCCTGCATCGCGAGCCAGAAGCCCGAGGGCTGGGTGCTCGTGACCGATCACTATGATGACGGTGGCATCTCCGGCGCGACCTTGGAGCGTCCAGGGCTCCAGCGCCTGCTCGCCGACATCGAGGCGCGTCGGGTCGACGTTGTGGTCGTCTACAAGATCGACCGGCTCAGTCGCGCGTTGATGGATTTCGCCAAGCTCGTCGAGGTGTTCGACCGCAACAACGTCACGTTCGTCAGCGTGACCCAATCGTTCAATACGACGACCTCGATGGGGCGTCTCACTCTAAATATCCTGCTCTCGTTTGCGCAGTTCGAGCGCGAGGTGATCGGCGAGCGCATCCGCGACAAGTTCGCGGCTTCCCGCAAGAAGGGTATGTGGATGGGCGGCTTTGTGCCGCTCGGCTATGACGTGAAGGACCGCAAGCTCGTCGTGAACGAGGCTGAGGCAAAGAAGGTCCGCGTGATCTTCGAGCGTTTCGTCAAGCTCGGCTCGGCGACTGCGCTGGTGCACGCCTTGCGTTCGGAAGGCGTCACCGGAAAACAGGGCAAGCTCGTTGACAAGGGCTACGTCTACAAGCTCCTAAACAACCGCGTCTATATCGGCCAGGCGGTGCACAAAGGCACCCCCTACCCGGGCGAGCACCAGGCCATCGTAAGCCAGTCGCTCTGGGACAAGGTCCGCGGCATCATCGCGCGGAGCCCACGTCATCGTGCAAACCTGACGCGAACGCAGACGCCCGCGTTGCTCAAGGGCCTGATCTTCGGACCGACCGGGCGTGCCATGACGCCAACGCACACGCGGAGAGGCGACAAGCTGTATCGCTACTACGTCTCGACCGACGCGCTGAAACGCGACACTGAAGCTTGCCCGGTGCGTCGTGTGCCCGCTGCCGAAATCGAAAGCGCGGTGATCGAGCAGGTGCGTGCCGTGCTGCGCTCGCCCGAGATCATCGTGCGCACGTGGCGGGCTGCGCGGCAGTCCATAGAGGGCTTGACGGAGGCTGACGTCCGGGAAGCGCTGGAACGGCTCGACCCGCTCTGGGAGGAGCTATTCCCGGCCGAGCAGGCTCGCATCGTTCAGCTGTTGGTCGAGCGCGTCGACATCAGCTCCGAGGGAGCGGACATCCGCTTGCGGACGCAAGGGCTGACAAGCCTCGTCGCCGACTTGAGCGCGATCCAACCAGAGAATCGGAGGGCGGCATGACGACGAAGGCGAAACTCATGGACGACGGCCGGACTGTCACGGTGAGGGTGCCGATTTCGATCCGAAGTCGCGGTGGGCGGAAGCTGGTGCTGGCGCCCAACGGCGCCGAAATCACCGCCGCACCAACCACGCGGCATGTCGACAACGCCATGATCAAGGCAATTGCCCGGGCATTCCGCTGGCGCGAAATGCTGGAGAGCGGCGAGTACGCAACTATCCGCGAAATCGCCGAAACCGAAAAGATCAATGACTCTTACATTAGTCGCGTGCTCCGATTAACCCTGCTTGCGCCGGATATCATCGAAGCGGTCCTTCGCGGGCATCAGCCAGCGGGCTTGCGACTGACCGTCTCGTTTCAGCGATTTCCTGTAGATTGGCAGTTGCAGCATACAGTGTTCCGTTCGCTGTCCTGACTCGATGTGCCATGACGCTCAGGCAAAGAGATACTTGGAGTCGCGCGACGTATTATAGCAAGCCGGAAGTGGGGCACATTTTGGCACTGTTAATAAGATTCATGGTAGATTCTACGGGGGATTCGCGTGTTTACCTATTATGAATTTTTCGCCGGCGGGGGCATGGTACGGGCAGCGCTTTCCGGGCGCTGGCGCTGCCTGTTCGCAAACGATTTCGATCCGACCAAGGCCGAAGTCTATTCGAGCAATTGGGGAAGCGAGACACTCAAGGTCGATGACATCCACGATCTAGATGCACATGATCTGCCAGGGCGAGCCGATCTCGCGTGGGCCTCGTTTCCTTGTCAGGACCTGTCCTGCGCCGGCAACGGCCTCGGGCTCGGAGACGAACGCGGCCGGCTGAAGACGCGGTCCGGAACGTTCTGGCCCTTCATAGGTCTGATGGGAGAACTGAAGGAGCGGCGCCGCGCTCCAAGGGTCATTGTCATCGAAAATGTGCTGGGTCTGCTAACGATCAACGCCGGCGCTGCATTCCGATCCGTCGCAAGCTCCCTCGCCAAACTCGACTACAGATTCGGCGCGATTGTTGTCGACGCCCGCTGGTTCGTGCCCCAGTCCCGTCCGCGCGTCTTCATCGTCGCGATCTCCAGAGATGCGGTCCTACCCGACGGCATCACGTCCGACGGCCCGGTGGCACCGTGGCATCCCGAGGCGGTCGTGCGTTCATGGAATAACTTGCCTCCGTCGGTGGCAACCAAGTGGATATGGTTCAATCCAGGCGCGGCTCCGAAGCTCCGGAAAAAATTGGCCGACGTCGTTTCCGACCGTCCCCGCGATGCGCGCTGGCATGACGAAGCCGAAACGCGACGGCTGATTTCCATGATGTCGGAAGCCAACCGCCGAAAGCTGCGCGAGGCCCAGGCCACGGGCCAGAGGATGGTCGCGTCGCTGTTCCTGCGGATGCGGCCGGAGAATTCGGTCAACCGTCAGCGCGCCGAAATAAGCTTCAACGAAATTTCCGGATGTCTCCGCACTCCCAAGGGAGGCGGCTCGCGGCCGAGGGTGCTGGTGGTCAAAGGCAAGCGCGTTAAATCGCGCTTGTTGTCGCAAAAGGAAGCTGCCAAGCTGATGGGCCTGCGCAGGAATTACAAGCTGCCGTCGCAGTATGAGGGCGCGTTCAAGGTTCTTGGCGACGGGGTCGTTGTGCCAGTGGTCGCCTTTCTGCGCACCACATTGCTGGAACCGCTGGTGCGGGCATCGAAAAAGACGCAACGTCGACGCAAGACAGCCGCGAAAGCCCGACGGTTTCGATTCGAATTCGTCGAAGGAGCCCGTATCTGATAACGTGAGTCATGGCACCTGTCGGCCCATCCGAATTCGAGAACTGGGAACGGGCGCTGTGCAACCAGTTCCTTGCCGCATCGGACGGCGATGCAAGCCCTATCCGTTCGATTGAAATCACCCGATACACGCTGGCAGCCAGTCGGGAGGGCCAATATACCGATCCCGCGGAGGCAGTACGTGCATTTCGGGCAGCGATGGATATCAATGATGTCTGCTCGGCGGTCGAGCATGGGCACTATCGCCGTCTCGACCGCGTCGGCCTGCCAGGTTGCTTCTCGTATCTGGCTTTGACTCTCTACGTCGACAGCCTCATCGAGGATGACGCTGAAGGAGTAGGGGCATTCCGCTCGAAGCTCGCCGGCTTTCTACGAGTGGATCGGGCATTTTCGAATCTGAGCGGCGTCGCCGATATGTGGCGCGATCTCGCCACGTGGCTCGACGCGAAGATCAAGAAAGGGGAAAGCTTCCGGCGACTGGTGCTGCCCGACCCCGGCAGCTGGACCCACATCGGACACACGGCGCGTCTCTCGTTTCCGTCGAGGCGGGATAAGGCGCTCCTGCGCGCATTTCTCGCGGACAATCCCAGGGCCGAGGGACCGGCGGCGTTTCTCGCAAGATTCAGAAATGCGGTGGCAGGGCCCAAGGCATCGTGGGGTCTCAAGCAGGCGTTCGGCGAATTCCATGCGGAATTCCTCGCGGGTCGGCGTGCGCTCGCCGATCACCGTTTCTGGGCCTTCGTTCAGGAGGTGACGAGGGGCCTCCGGACGGTGCCGCACGCCGTGCTTCTTTCGGTCGATCTCTCAAAGGATCAAGACGAGGACTGGTTCGTCACCATTGAGGCCGATGAAGGCGAACGCCAGCATTTCGGCGAGATGGGAACGGCGGCAACGAAACTTCTGGAGATGCCGCCGAATGAACTGGCGGCATCCTGCAATCGCGGTTTTCTCGTGTTCCGGCAGGTCGGAAATGCCAAGTGGCGAGCGGTGCCGGATCTTTCGGAATGCATCGGCCGCGTGATCATCGGTCTTTCGGCCGCAACGGCAGGCCGGGTCGGCCGCCGCCTTGGCGATCTCGAGCACAGCGGATCATGGCTGCTCACGGCGGAGCCTGTCACCGTCTCGGCCGCCGAACGCGCCGCGGCGGCGCTCGGCCTGTCCGGTTCGGCGCGTGATTACATCGCTCCGGTGAGCGTCGTGGACGGGCAACGGACAGGATCATTCTGGCTCGGACGACCGCCGTTCCTGCCGCGAATCAACGCCGACAATGATGATCTTTCTGTCCATCCGGAAGCGAGCGCCACGGGCTCCATTCGGTGTGTCGCCGACGAGCGCAGTCCGGGCGTTTTCAGGCTCGTCGCCGATGGCCCAATTGAGGGCAGCTTCCTCCTTTCCCCGCACGTTCCGCATGGCGCTACCCGTCGATGGACGCGCCGCGTCACTTTCGTAGCCGATGCGCTCATCCACGACGCCATTCGGGCTCCTGCTGCGTCAGATCCACTGGTCGAGTGGGAAGGTCCGCCGCAGGCTGCTGGCTCGCTCCAGATTCGGCCTTCGTGGGACGACCAGCGATCGTCGGTCGACGACTTGGTCGAGGCGGTCTACGCCGGGGGCAGGACGGGCTGGAACGAGATGGACCTCGTATCGCTTGTGCGAGGCGGTCTCGGACCCGACTTGAACCCGTGGGACATCATCAGGTCGCTGCAGGAATCAACCTGCCTCAAGCCCATGCTGCGCGCGCAGTGGCGCGGTCGCGTCTGGGCTCTCGGCGAACCCTCGCTTCGGATTATCGGCGAAACCAATGTCGTTGTCGACGGCTGCATCAGCGCGCGGCTCGCCGGGGAATTCCGGCGCGCGGCGGAGTCCGCCGGCGGCACTGCCTTCCGTGTGCCGGGACGTTCAGTGCTCGCGCCGCCGCTCATCGGCGCTATCGGAGGTGATGTGGCCCGGCTGACCGACGCGCTGCAATGGGCCCGATCCACGGGTGCCGTGGCGTGCGGCGGAAAGCTGGCTTTTCAGGTCACCGAGCGCAGACCCGAACGCTACGAGCTGCAACATCGCTGGTCATTCGGGGCCGGCCGCTTCATACGCGCATTCGGTCAGGCCGGCGGTCCGGTCAACCTCGAGCGCTGGGTTCATCCGACCGCGAGGGACCATGATCTGTACGTCGTCACGCAGCGGTCCCGCAAATGGCATCTCCTGTCGAGGCCGGCGGCCGTTACCTTCGCGCACTGCTTGGCGGGCGTGCCGCTGTTTGACTGGTCCGGCGGCCTGCTGCGCCGGACAACGCGAGAGGGGGCCCTGCCGGACGCACTGGCGGCATCGGCCAGATACCGGCATCTCGCGAACCCAGGGGTTGTAGCCAACGGCTATGCCTACGTGGTGGACGAGCAGTTCGTGCGCCAGTTGGCTGACATGCTTCCTAACCTCGTGCGCGGATTGAAGGATTCAGCTGGTAACGATCCGGCGGAGGCCGTAAGCTTGGCCGTTCACTCGGGGGGCCGCATCCGGACGGCTTGGAAAAAAGGCAGCCTCTCGACGATACGCTCGTGA